GGCTTTCAATTCACCGAGACTCGGAAGCTTGATGGACCCGCTCGGAAAGATCATGGAGCCGAATGGAAGTCCTGCGCTAGGACAAACGATGAATCCGACCAGTAGTATGCCGGTTCCACCGCCAAGTTTAGGACAAGTGGCACAACCAGCACCGCAGGTGGCAAGTGAGTCTCCGGCAGCGCCCAATACGCCGGAGTTTCAGGATCGAGTCAAGAGGAATGAAAGCTTCTTGGCAGCGCCGGAAGTCCAGGCGGGATTGATGCAGTTCGCGATTAATATGCTCTCTGGTGGTGATCTCGGTAACGCGATCGGTAGCGGATTCGAAGCCAGTGGCCGAGTTGCCAGCAATCGCGAGAACATGACAGAAGAGCAACGGAAAGCCGCGCTTGATGAGCGTCAGATGCAGGTTTCGGAGGGGAAGCTTGCGCTTGACGAACAAGAACTCGGTGTCAAAAAGAGAATTGCTGGGCAGACGAAGTATTCGAAGCTTGTTACGGGCGATTCCCCAATGGGTTTAGAACTCGGCATTCCCAAAGGTCAAAGAGCGAGAGTCGAGTTTACTGAAGACCAACAAGGCAATATTGTCAATGCGAGTCTTCAAGACAATCCAATTGCGGGGAGTAAAACTAACGATACGAAAGTTACTCAATATTTGGATGAGGCAGCGCAAGCAGAACGCCTTGGTGATATACCCCGCGCGAAACTGTTACGGGAGGCAGCAAATAGAGAGGCCACCGGCGCCAATATGCAAGGAACTCTTGATCCTGGAACACGACTTGTGCAAGATCCTGCTACAGGAGAGCAAGTAGTCGAGACGATTCCGGGAAGCAAACTCGCTGGTGAGCAAACTGTGGCGGCGGGTATGAAGGAAACTAAACGAGTCGGCGAAATCCAGATGGCGATGAATGTGAAGAGGGCAACTGATACTGCTCTCGCGACGATCACAAGTAGCAAATTCCCGGACTGGACTCTGACTGGGTTCGGAAGCTATCTCGAGAATTTGCGCGGAACGGGAGCTAATGATCTTGCGAAAACTCTTGATACGGTCAAGGCAAATCTGGGCTTCATTAAGCTCCAAGATATTCGCGATGCCTCGAAGACTGGTGGAGCACTTGGCGCTGTCTCTGATTTTGAAAATCGTCTGCTCCAAGCCACAGTCGCGAACCTCGAAAACTCACAGAACTCGGCGCAATTAGTTAGTAATTTGAAGTACGTCCGAGCGATGTTTACGGATGTGGAATTGCAAGGGAGACTGAGCAATATTGGTCATCGACTTGCAAACGGTGAGATTAACGAAGCGCAGGCAGTTGCGGAAGCAGGTGAGTATCTCGACACGATGGTCAAAGGAAAGGAAGCTGCGAATATTGCGGCGGAGAAGGATTTGACCTCGATTCCGCCTCCGATTCAGCCACCAGATAACGCCCCAGCGAATGTCAAAAAGACCTGGCATAATATGGACGACACGCAGAAACAGCGTGTGATGCAGTTATTAGACAAAGCTGCTCAACCCGAATAGGAGATTCTCATGCCGCTTACAGATGCTGAACAAGCTGAATTGAATGCTCTGGTGGCAGCAGCAAGCAGTCAGAGAGCGAAAGCGGAAGACCCGAAAACGCCGGCGCCGTTGGAAAGTGCCATGGATCAAATGGACCCGGGAGGGAAGAATAATCAGCCACCACGAGTGGATGTAAAACCGCAAACGGAGATTCCGGCAGGAGCGCCCCCGAGTGATGCGTTACCGGAGAAGCCGGGAATGATGGCGAGTATCGTACATGCAATGGGCGGACCAGCGCCGGAGTTGACGCCAGAGCAACAAGCTCAGAAAGCAGCGCTTCCGGAAGTGCCAGTAGGTAGTCAAGATCGAGTAATGCTCGATGCGCTTTCGCGTGGGTGGGCCGATCATGCTATCGCAAAAGTTAAAGGAACGACGCTGGACGATGAGCGTGCGGCGACGGAGATTGCGAGATTGGATGCTGGAGATTCAGCTAGTCAATTTGACTTTGCGGGGAAAGTAGCTCCGTTCTTTATTCTCGGTGGACCAATAGGAGGACTTATCCGCTCTGCTGCAACTGGCGGTGCTATGATGCTCGGCGATAAAATCGCTGACACAACTGGCCATGAGGATCGATTGCCCGATGCTGAAGAAGCAGTGGTTAGTACTGTATTCGGTATGGGAGGCGGCGCTGTCGGCAGTATCATTGGGAAAGGACTCGGTGGGTTGTATGCGAAAGTTACTCATGGAAAAGAAGTTCTTCCGGGGTACGTAATTCGTTCAACCCAACGCGCAGCGAAAGATATTGACGCTGCTGGTAAAGCGATGGATGCGAGTGGGTTAACGGTTAAGACGGGATATTTGCAAAGACTCGGAAAAGCAGTGGACAAGAAAATCCAAGGCATTACTCCGGAAGGGACTCCGAAAGCGTGGGCTGCATATCAGCGGTTCAAGAGCGGAATCGACAGCGGTAAGGATATGACTATCCGACAAGTGAATGAACTGCGGAGAGGAATTGGTGAAATCAAAGGAAAGAAATACGAGCAAAACTACATCGATGATATCAGTGGGGAGATAAATCGGTTTATGACGAACTTGCCCGGCAATCCTCAAGCGATCGCCAGCGGCGACGCGATGAAGGGAATTCAGGGCTGGCAGCAAATGAATACCCATTTTCAGAATAAGCTGAAGCTGGATAAAATGGCCGAGAAACTTGCACTAGCGGAGAATCGGGCAGCGACGGGAAAATCTACGTTCGATAAAGAATTGCAGAGTGAGTTCGCTAAATGGACTACGACAAAAGCAGGGATTCGAGAGTTCGAGAATATCTTCACGAAGAAAGAACAGCAAGCGCTTCTGCCGCTGACCAAAGGCACGAATACTACCAGAGCATTCAATCAAATCGATAGGATGTTCGCCAAAGGATGGCTGGGTACGACGCTGAGAGCGATTAGAGCTAGTCTGGCTCATGCGCCGGCGGGTGCTCAAGCAAGAGCTGAATTTGGGCAGGGGTTTTCCGCACTCCCAGGTGGTATGGCTCCGCCAGCGATGACGCTTCCGGGAACTGCACAGAATGTTGCTGGAAGTGGGATTTTGGCGGGAACAGCGCCGGCAAATGAGCCTCAGCAGTGAGATAGTTACTGCAAGGTTTGGGAGGTTTGTTCGACTCCCGTTGCGACGATATTGATAGTGCCGGCTTCGTTGACTATGCGGATGAAGCCGGCGCGGACTAGCGAATCGATCGCTTCCGAAAACTCTTTCCACGACATTAAGCGGTAGCATTCCTGCCAAAGTTCTTGGTGGAGAACGCGCTTATTTGCGCGAATATAAGACATGAGGACTTCCATATCGCGAGCGGCCTGGTGCATTCCGATTGAACGGAATACAATATGCATGTCACGCTCAACGCCGGACATTATCTCTAGCGCCATGCGCAAGTGTTCAGCTGTGATCGTGCGGGTGGAGGATTCCGAAGCGGAAAGCACCATTGCTAGTTTATGAATGTGAGTTTGTTTGCGGGCTACATAGCCTTGCAAGCGATCCGCTTTCAGATGATCTTCCAGATTCTGCCAGTGCTGCGCGTACCATTCAGTTCCGTACTTGATAGCTTCAGGAGTGATGATAAATTCTCCTGTCATAGCGGCGATATCTTCCAGATCATGGACGAGAGATTTCTCGAGTTCACTGTGCTCGTCGGAGTTTACGATATCCTGGATATAAGGGATCAGATATTTTTTCTGGTCTGCATAGACGAATATAATACGCGAAGTCAACCCGCCTCCGATCATTGACTCTGGAAAATTCTCATTAAGCCACGATGGAGTCGTTGCTCCAATAATGTTGATCCATGGATTCTCAACGGCTGTGTTTTCACTAGAGCGTAACCAACGTTCCCATTTGCCGTCGCGCCCATCCCACATATCGATAAGAACGGACATGAGAGTGGGGTCTCTAGGATCGAGCATGGTACCGAGTTCGCTAATCTCGCATGTAATAGCTGACATCGCAATATATGACTTTGACATGACATCGAGAGGATCGCTTCCTTGAATGGGGACTAGACGCAGAGCGTCTTGCAAACCGCCAGTAAGCCCCTGCCAGGTGAGCGACTGCGGCCCCATTACGATTCCATCGACTTGTTTTAGTAAGTTCATGCCGACGGACATGGTGGTGGATTTGGTTGCTACACCTGGAGGAGCTACAAACACGATATAGAAATTGGGAGTCCATTTAAAACGGATTTGGTCTATCCAGACTCGGCGACGTAGCGCACCGGCAATTGTCGATACCCCGCTCCAGAAATTGAATGTTTCTGGGGCTTCCGATACTTCGGTGTATTTGGCATAGGACGCCAGCCAGTTACTTAGCCGCCGAGTCATTCAGTACACGCTAGTTTAGTGAAAAAGACGGAGGCTTAGATTAGATGCTGCGAGGAGAAACTGCGCCGCTGTTGGTAGAAGCTCCCACTTTCATACTGTCGACAAGAGCGGTAAGATCTTTGTCGAGTTGAGAGTGGTCAACAGTCGATCTTGTTGATTTTGACTGAGTAGTAGCTATACCGCCCGCTTGTTTTCCCGACATTTCAAGTTTATCGGCGATCGAACTGAGAAGATCGTGCGTGCGGTTCAAGGATTCGTCAGTACGAGATTGAATATTGATTAAGGCCATGAAGTAAGGAAGCTCGGCGATAGGAGCATCAGGTAGCCTAGTAGCCCGATCAGTTTTTTGCTCCGGTTGCGGGCCGAAAAGAAAATCATGGATACGAGTCAGATGGTCTTGTATAATTTCTGCGCTTTCATGCAGAGTTCTTGCGCGCTTGAGAGATTCAACAGTAGACATTAGAGTTCTCCGATTTTAAGTGTGTCGAGTTCTAGGAATAGAGTGTGTCGTTACCACTTAATAGGCTCTGCATCTCCCCAGGACTTCCTGGAAATCTTGCAGCCCCATGGGATGATGAGTGGGTCTTTATACGGAACTATAACTGAGTTTAGCGCTTTTTTTACTTCATCGAGTCTATCTCCGTATCTGATTGGCCATTGAGCGATGAGAGAGTCGTGGACTTGGAGGAGTAATTCTACCCACGGACATTGATCGCGGAGAGCTAAAGCTCCCTTGTTGGTATTGATGGCGACAGTGGACTGAGGAAGCCACGCAAGAGCTTTGGTAAATAGATCGCCGATTCGATCAAAGTACACGATACGATATCCAAACTTATTACCAATCGTTCGCCCGAGTATTGCTCCACACTCAGTACATCCACGACCTCCGGAGGAAAGCGTGTTACAGCGCCAACATTGAATACCGGCCAGTTGTCGGTGGGTCCGATTATGCCACTCCTTGATACCGGGGTGAAGATAAAACCACCGCTCGTGGAACTCTTGCTCTTCAGCCAGAGAAGTGCGGAGCTTCGTAACAAATGTTGCAGGTTGAGCACCATAATTTGTGCCGTGGACTCGGCGCTTAGAATTATGATAGATACCGCCGTTATGGTCGGTGCGCTTGAGTTCTTCATCGGTCATGTCCTTAGTACGTTCGGGATATAGCATCCTCACGTTGTGGATGTGGAGCTTGAGATTGTTTCGGAATGCGGCTTTCAAATCGTCGTCATTGGCTTCCCAGGCGACGGCTTGGGCGTCGGCTCCGGCAAGGTCGAATTCGGCAATTTCGTAGCCGGAGTCTGGAGTAAAAGCTTTACGCATATTAGGAAAGTCGTACTCATCTGACTCGTTTCCACTCGGAATGTTCTGCATGTTTCCGGCGCGGCCGTAGATGTTTTCCGAGGAAGATAAGCGAAAAGTATCAGTACCAGTAAGGTTGTAGCTACAACGCATACGAAGATCAGGGTCTGCTTCAGCTTCTGCGAATGTTGAATGGTAGACACCGAGAGACCTCCTGAATTCGAGTAAATCAATTGCTTTCTTTACTATCGGTTCGCGTTGAGCAATGATAGGCAGCGCTTCCTTGTCGGTCGAGGTCCGCTTCAGGTCTTTATGGACTCCACGTTGGTTCTTGGCGTAGACGGGGGAGATGCCGAGGACGTCGTAGAAAAGAGTTTTCTGTTTGGTCGGTGAGCGGTACCAGGGCTTGGAGCCTTTTTTGCTAGGAATCAAGTCGGTTGAGACCATCGGAGCGAGACGAGTGTCGAGAGTTTCGAGTTCGTGAAGAAGTTCACTTGCAACTCGCTTCCGATCCTCGGGGTCAGTTCGTATCCCGCGAGTCATCATGGGGAGGAGCATATCGTTGGCGACACGCATCTGAGTGTCAAATTGGTCTTGTAAACCGAAGCTAGAGATAAGATCTTGAAGTTCGAATTTGATCTCGAAAGTTTTAACTGCGTCTTTACAGTTGTAGTTCCATAGAACGTCTTCGGTTTCTTTAGTCCAATTCTTGCCTTCGTCTTTCCAGAACACATGGTGCTGACAATACAGAGAGGATAAGTTGAACAAAGCTTTCCGTTGAATGCCTTGAGTTGCAGCTTTCTCACTAGTCGGATCACCGCCGCCAGGCCAGACAGTATGGTGAGCAACCATCGTGTCGAATGTAATACGCGGCCGAACAAACATTTGATCGATCATGTATTGAATGTCATACAAGAAATTCTGGCCTATTAAGCGCAGATTTGGATGCGCTAGGATTCTCCGAAGTAGCACCAGAATGACGAATTCTTCGTGAGCTGCCCAGTAACCGGCCTCGTTCTCTTCGCAAAGAAATGGAATGCAGATTGCTCGACGGGGGGAATCCGCAATACCAAGACACGCGATAAGTCCGTCTCTAGTTTCTTCGTCGAAGGCAAGTTCGAGTTCGCGGGTAGAAAGTTCTTCAAGGAAATATTCGAGCCGCTGAACAGTTTGTTCGAGATTTGGTCGGAGCGTAAAGTCATAGTCGGGTTCTCTCCAGAGATCGTTTTCGGTGCCGGAAGTGAATGCGAGTTTGACACGAGTTTTCAAGTCGTGTTTGATCATATAACGCCAAGGGAATGTTCTCAACCCTGCGGCTGGATGATATGTTGGTAGAAACGGAATTGAGCCCATATAAGGAGTGGTATAAAGTTGGGAGCCACGCCAATTACCGATACCGCTGGGTGCACGATATCCTCGTACATTGGAGATTCCAAACGAACCATGAGTGAGAGCCCATAGCGTGTAATTTCCAAGTCCGATAATGATCTTGGGTTTGATAGCAAGAATTTGTTCGCGGAGATTAGAGAGGCCGATGAGTACGTTCTCATGGGGATAAAGTTGATTGGTGGATAAGAGCTTTGCACTTTTCGCCTCCTTCGTGGTGTAGAAGAAATTCGTCATTTCGTTGTTCGCGGGGCGTTCGTTGATGACGTTAGTGAAGAAACAATCGTGAGGGGATAAACCTGACTCGTAGAGCAAAGCGTCTAGGTCTTTGCCAGAGTCGCCGACGAATGGGCGACCAGCGGCTTCTTCAGATCGGCCGTAGCTCTCGCCGACGATCATGATTTTTGAGGACCGGGAACCTTTAGTACCACGGAACGCTTGGGCGAGGTCGATTGTCATTTCAGATAATCCTCGGGAAGCAAATACGTGGTGGGGAGATAAATCGAGTTGGCGAAAGTGATTTCTTCAGCAACGCCAACTGATTCTCGCCAGCCAGGAAGTTTCAGCACATATAGCCCGTCCGCTTTACGGAGGAAATCGATTGAGAACCGTTGCCAGTATTTGGCGTCTTTCGGGAGATCGTAGAGCACTGTCATTTCGTGGTTGTGAATAATCGGCGACCAGACAAACTTCCCTTGGCGAAGAAGTGCTGCAAGACACTTCATGGTTTGTCGAACTCGATCCTCGACGATTTCTTGAATAGGATGAGAGTAAGGTGATGCGAGATAGATCATAACCATTCCTCCGCGCCGCATTTATAACAGCGATAGATTGTGAATACATTGCCGTGAATGACAATCGAACAAACGCACTCACCAGGCGGACATTGCGGTTTTGGTTTCGCTTTCTTCTTCATGATTCACTCTTCGTTCTCATCTTCGTTTGTTTTGGAGAGTATTCGAGCACAATCGGGACAGACCGTATACGGTCCGAAACCTCCGCCGGCCAAGCCATACATTGATTCGGGCAAAGCTTTTGGATGCTGCGGACACCGAATCTTTTGATCGAAGTCTGGAAGTCCTTTGCGCTTCTCACTGCTATCGATAAGTACACTCATAGCGCGTTTGTCTCCAATTCAACTAAAAGCTTCTTGCATATTTCAGAGTAATGCGGATCGTTCTCGATTCCAGTTGCAGACACTTTAACGGTTTGAGCTGCATGGAATATTGTCCCGGAGCCACAACAGGGATCAAGAACCTCATCGTTTGCAAGACACGATAATTTGAGCAAAAGCTCATAGATCGCAACGGGTTTTTGCGCCGCATGGATTTTTTCGCCATCACGGGAAGAAATCGGGATAACATCTTGGAGCACTTGCGAAAGGCCTCGTGTATCGGATCGTTGGGCGAAGAGCAAGAGTTCTGATCCTCGTCGGATATTCGCTTTACGCAAGATATATCCAGTCGAACCTTTACTCCAGATGAGCGGAGTACGAAAGACGGTCCATCCATAGGATCGTGCCACTTTACGAAGTTCAAGGAAGAGTTCGATATCGCAGAACATCCATAAGTGCGCGTCATGAGTAGCAAGCTCCGAACAACGGTGAAAGAGCATTGAAGAGAATGCTAGAGCTGAGTCTATGTCGTCTTGGTATTTATGCAACTGCTCAGCTGGAGAGTTCCCAGGATGGAACGTATCCGCATCTATTCCGTAAGGTGGATCAATAATGAAACACCGGAATTTCTTCTTCTGCTTAATGAGCTTAGGAAGATGTTTTTCAGCGGAACCGTCGAGGATGGTGTGCCGAGACTTAACATTGCGCCCAAGCTTCTCGGCAAAGTCATCCCGGAGGATTTGCGCAGCAGCGTTAAAAGCCCACCGTTCATTCTTAGCGGACCGGACTGCCGGGTGATCGAGAAACTCGCTCGTGACCATAGCACGGGAGATTTCGGCTTGAATGGTGCGCGAGTCGCCGCTCGCGGTCCTCGTGACGATCTCCTCGGCGGTTTTCTTATATGTTTGATCTGGATTGCGAGCAAGTCGCAGTTTATGGATTTCACTCTGCGCACGAACTTTATCCTGCCAAGATATATCTTCACGAATGAGGTTTTCGTCAAGCTCTTTCTCCATGGCATCGAGTACGTCGGTTGAGGTCACGTCAACAAACGGGATGCAATTCTCGGGGACGAGTTCGTTGTTGTAAGTGAAGGGAATATGGTCGACATGGAGCGCGATCATGGCTTGGAGTCTCCGCCAACCACCAACGAGAATGTGGCCTTCCCGGAGTATCGGAGCGTGGAATAACCCATGCTGCGCGATGGAGCGTTTCAGTTCGTCTAGGGCTTCTTGGGTGAAAGTTCTCCGCTGACGGTCTTGAATATCAATCATTATGATATTTATGAACCGTTGCGAGAATGAGGCTTTATTCATTTAAATAACTCCGAGATTTCACCGAGTGTTATCACATCCGTTGCGGTCTTGAACTTTTTCTTCTTTTGTTGTGCGTGAAGCGCTTTCAGAAATCTTTTCTGTTTCTCGCGTATGAGTTTATGATACGAGTTTTTTCCCTTACCAGATACGAAGAAACTTGTCATTATCAGAAACCTCAAAAAACGAAATGACACACGATTTTAAGGCCCGTCAGCGGCCGTTCTGGTATCCGGGGCAAGACCTACACGGTTTGCCCAAAACCCTCTAAAAACTAGACGAATGGCCCGGCATTTCGATTTTACCCAGCGACCCTAGCTTTTACGCTCTGTCCGTTAGCGTTCCAACTCGCCCATGCGAACCCGCGTGGAGTCTCGCTGCGAATAGTTTTGGTGCGTTCGCTCTTCCCACCGAGCTTGGCGAATGCGAGACTTCCGGTGTTGCCTTCGGAGTCAACATGCACTCGAGCCATAACAGGACGTGGAGTCGGCATTATAAACCCGTTGCCTGTCCAGAGACAGGTGCGCTTGGTGTAAGCGTCTCTGGGAGGTATATACTCTGGATAGTGAGGATGCCGATCACAATCGCCAAGATAACCACCATAATCTCGAGGATCAAAATAGTAATCAGGAGTCCGCCATAGAGTAGCCAACCGCGATACAGGGTTTTCGATAAACCACGGACAGGAGACAGCATCGCCCACCAATTCGACAGTTCGGCATAAGTCGATGGCTTCGTCCTGGAAGTTGACATTAAGAAGGAATTTCGACGAGAAATGTTTCGCTCCCAGAACCGCCAGATGAGTGCAAGGAGGAAAGCCGAATAGAATATAAGGATTAAGCTTGCATATGATATAAAGGAGCTCGGAATTGTCATTGAGATTAGCTTTCAGAAAGATTACTTTTCCACCTGAAGAATACTCTTCGACACGTTCGCGATCTTGGGCAAGGTCGAGAGCGTAGCAAGTATGCCCGTGGAAAGCCCAAGGAACACACATGTTCCCGGAATAATCAAACATGCTGACGACGCTTCCCACGGGCATGAGATATTCACTCCGCGATGTAAATTGACTCAACCGCACGAGTGATGCCGGTATAAAGCCAGCGCTTGCGCTCCTCACGCTTCCAGACCAGGAACTTGTCGTCATAGACGAGCACGTTGTCCCACTGTGAGCCTTGGGCTTTGTGAACCGTGATAGCGTAGCCGAAGTCGAATTCGTCGCTATCTGCTCGCTCCCACCATTTGACATTATCCATCGCGTTCTTGTCGTAGTAGAAATCGAAATGAGCGCGAAGAGCACGAACAGTGACGAAAGGGAAGTTTGGCGGATCAGTCTCGCGCTTGATTTTGATCTCGATCGAGCTTTCAAGCAACTCGCCGACCTCCATCACTTCGCAGATCATGCCGTTGAACAACCCGCCGCCAGGAACGTTCAAATTGTTTTTCAGGCAGATGAGTTTTTCGCCAACCATCGGATACGGCGAGCTATCGAGACCCTTGAGTTTGCGGACGTTTTGATTGAGCATCCGTCGCGTGTCGTTCTTCCCGACGAGGATTTGATCGAACGAGAGCACTTTCTCATCCGTGAGACGACTCTTCGGGACATGACCAGATTTGCCATGTTCCATGAACGGAAGATAAATTCCGTTGCGAGCCCGTGTCGCGTAATCGATGATCGGGTTCCCGGAAGCTTGCCGATGGATTTCAGTGAGCATAATGTCCGGGTCGACACCGGTAAGCGCTCCTTCGCCATCGATAGGAGGAAGCTGGCCCGGATCACCAAGAACAAGCATGGGGACTCGGAAAGTAAGCAAGTCTTGCAGCATGTCATTCGAGACCATGGAACACTCGTCAAGCACAAGCAGCTGCGCATGAGAGAGTTCTGTTTCGTCGTCTTCACGGAGATGGAAAGATACCTTGCTGGCTTCACCGAGTTCTTTACGCAAACGTTTCTTTTCGTCGGGGTCGGTTTCTTGCGTGAGGAGTTTCTGAAGCTTCTCGCATACATCTTTGTTCGGCTCCATCGGTTTATAGATCATGGAGTGAATGGTGCGACCGGGAAGGCCCGCTTTCCGCATTACCATCGCGGCTTTGCCAGTATACGCGCCGAAGAGAACATCGGTGCCGAAGTTCAACCCCAACTCCGCGAGTAGAGCGCGAATAGTCGTGGTTTTGCCAGTTCCTGCGTAACCGAAGAGCCGAAAGATCGGCCGCAGAGGATCGACTTCGCCATTGTTAAACCAGGCTTCGACTTGTTTCTTCGCAGCAAGTTGTGATCCGCTCAGATCGAATTGAATAGATTGGTCAAGTGCCATGAGTGTGAACCTTATTTTTGAGTTGATGAGTTGTTTATGTCACATGTAGTTTCTAGCAGATATGCACGCTAGCTATGAGATAAAGAATAGTGAAACCGGAACCGATTATGATTCCGTATAATAACATTCCCCATTCGCCGCGTGTCATTATAGCGCCCTTCTCAGAAGGGAATTTCGTCATCGAGCTTTTGTTTGTTTTTATATTCAGCGATAAGCTCTTCCGTGGTCAGTCCGCGCTCAGTGGCTTTATCGCGATTCGAAAGCTCGTTGGCTTCTTCTTGAGAAAGCTCGTCGCCGATGACAGTAGTGGGAGTATTGCCGCTAAGCGGCGCGTGTGGAGGCGTCTCGATATGATGCTCGATCATCGGCATTCCAAGATGCTTGCCGAGTTGGCCATCAAGAAACTGATGCCATTTGTCGTAAGCTTCGCGAACGAGAGGAAGAAATTCTTCATTCGAAAGGCTGATAGAGAACTTCACGCCGTCTTCGGCTTTTTCGATATCGAGATAGTATCTTGCAGTAGTATAGACACGAAGACTGACTTTAGCGTTATGAAGCTCATCGAGCATTTCACTTGCTGATAATCCGTAAGAGTTCTTGGGCATATAAATCTCCTGTTGAATTGAGAGTTGGAAAGTGGTTAGTATTGCAGCCCGATTTCGTTCGCCATCCATTCAGCGATAGATAATTCAAACTCATCCCCTCGATCAAGTTGACCGACTGCGGTGTCACAGCTGAATGAGAGAGTGCTACGAGGAACCCATTCAATGTCTTCGCCAGAGTTGAATTCGATCCGGATTGCTTTGTCAGTGCGAGCTTTTAGCACTGCCGGAGCTTTGACGTAAGTTTCTTTATGATACTTAGCAACCATTGAATGTTCCTCCAAAATAAGTGGCCGGAGAGAGCTGAGGGGTGATCGACTCTCTCCGGCCTTCAATCGCGTGGTTAACTACAAGTCCGGCGAGTTAACCGGGTCGGGGGAACGGAGTTAACCCGCCTTAACCACACGATCGATCTGAGCGAACGGCCCTTCGCCGGTCGTCTTGTTGTAGCGATGCGAGACCTTGAGTAGCACAGGCCCGCCGCCGCGAAGCATGTTGAAGTTCCACGGCTTCTTCGGGTCGTTCTGACCGACAGCTTCCCGAGTACGACCGAGCCGGACGTTCTTGTTGGGGCCGAAGGAGAGCGAACCGTCCTTCTCGACGTCCAAAAAGATACGGTCTTGCACGGTCGGCTTGTCGAGACCGAGAGTCTTCTTCAGGTTCTCGTCCAGAAGCGCATACACGACCACGAGGATAGGCGTATCTTCATACGCATCCGTGTCGAGATCGTCGATGAAGCCCTGGTATTCGCCGATTGGAACCGGTGTATACTTGACTTCATTCGCACCTTTGAGTTCCTGATTCAGGAAGGTGTCTTTATCGAATACACTCACTTGAGTTCTCCATTTGTTTGAATACGTTTGACTGGATAGTGATTGGAATTTGGCTGAATTATACTGTCTGTTTCTTTAGCAACTCCTCCACGTTGATTCCTGCTTTCTCACAGCGGCGCTTCCAGGCGTCGACCATTTGGCCGAAATCCGGTCGCAAACCATCTGCGATTGGGAGCGCCCGGTTCTTCAGGTCAACGTTAGTTTGTGCAGTTGACCATGTGAACTTGTTCCCGTCCTTCATAGCGAGAACGACGTCCGAGAACGAGCGGGGAAGCTTAGGCGCAAGTTTCGATCCCAGAGCCCCGACCATTTGCTGCGGGACTCCGGTTAGTAAGTTAGGTTCCTTGTCGAGATGAGCCGTGACGACAAGGAAGCATTTCAGGTTCGAGCAGAGAGTGAGAATGAGTTTCTCCTCCATCGACATCGCCACACCGTACTCGCCTTGGTGAGCGGTAGGTTTGCCGCCGATCATGAGATCGAGCGCCATAACGTTGACGCCAGTGAGAGAGTCGATAGCTAAACACCGCATTTGATCAGGCGTCCACTCGTCCGTCGCGCCAAAAGATTTGTGACAATGCTCGCAAGTGAAGTTCGCGAGAGTGTCAAGCACGTCGAGATATTGGCGATACAAATGTTTGTTCGGCGCCATCTTGATTTCGGTGACGTCCTTGTAGCTCATCATACCGACTTTCGTCGCGGCGTCTTTAAGCGCTTCCCAGGAAGGCGAACCAGCAGGAATGTATCGGTAGTGGAGTCGATCCATCGGAAGGTTATTCTCTTCCATAGCGTCGAGGAGGGATTCCTCAAAGCCAGGATCAGTGCCGATGACGAACAACTCCCCGCCGGCTTTGATGAAAGTGATCAGCGAGGTGGTTTTGCCGGAGCCAGGAGGACCGAGGAGCAAAGTCTTCGATCCTTTAGGAATGACGGCTTGAGCAGGTTCGTCATTGGCTGCCGCGCCGATTGTGTCCGCAGACTCGATTGGATAGCCGGTCATGGGTGAGAGACTTCCAGTTCTTCCAATCGCTCAACAAGACCGCCCCAAGTCCAAGGGAGCTTGCCGGCAACGATCTCGATTGGGATAAAAGTGCGTTTCATCTGCTCGGAAGAACCTACAAGCCCCACAAGATCGGCGTATTGTTCTCCAAGCCCAAGCGTTTCCGCGAACTGAGCACAAGCACAGACATACCGATCCATGTAGTCGTATGCTTCCTCCGGAGGTTTTGAGCGTGCGAAGTCCAGAAACTGGCCAGTGATGGTTTTCATTTCACTTTCTCCTTCTAGTTAAACCTTGAGTGAGTTCAATCAGTGCCATGCACAATACCCTTGTGCAGCGGGTTCCACTCGAACCGAGCGAAAGTGTCAAACCAATTCTCGGGATGCTCGCTAGTGCATAAGTCCATCATTTCGCATCCACCGTACGAGCCGCAGATATCCCCGTAGTTCATCGGGAACTCTTTCAGCTTCCAGCACGTGACGAGGAACTGGACCTTCTGGAGCATTTCCATATACCAGCGATCGACTTGCCATTGAGGATAAGAGAAGATCGCTTCTAGGTGCTTGATTGCGCGTTGTTGGATGGCGATCCCTCGCACCACGCAAAGATTCACCGGCATTTCGTATTGCTGAGCCGCCCAGGTGTAGCCGAGAAACTGTCCACGCATAGCGAACACTCGCGACCAGTCGGCGTTAAAGCTATAGGTCGTTTTCTCGTCGACGATCGCTAGCAGATTGGATTGCTGAGTGAGTTGGCCTACCATATCGCATCTTCCAGCATAGATAAGGGGCTCGCCGGTATCGGGATGCATAATAGGCAGAGGGATGGAGAAAGTGAACTCGACTGCTGGAGAACCGTCAGCTTTGCGGAAGGGTTGGATATGGTCAGTCTCGGGATTGTAAGTCTGGAAGTAGTCGAACACAGCTGCGAGTACGTTGCAGAAATCCTTGTAGCTGCCAGACGGCGCATCGTATTCGCCCCAATATTTGATGAATTCTCGCATACCTTCGAGCAAGGCGCGATCAAGCCCGGCGTCGTCGCGATAAAACTTCTCGCGGACTGTTTGCATAGCTTGGGCGAATGCGCCTCCGGCGTGGAGGTGAATTGATTTCTGACTTGGAGCTAAATGAAAGCAGTGTTTATAAAAGAACTTTGTCGGGCAGGCAGTTGTCAGCAAAATACTCGAGTCGAGCACTGAAGGAAACTTCGCCTCGGCGAGGACTTTATCAGAGAACTTCATTATAATAACCTCTTCAAGGAAATTCGTGATGAATTGTCGTCCACGGGTCGCCGGGAGGATGAGTGGTAATGTCGCAGCCGATGACGAGAGCGAGGATGAAACCGCAAGCTATGAGCACTTCTACCCAGGCTCGCATAGCGGTTAGAACCCCAAATCGCTCAAGGACTTCCCCGCATCGATGTTTTTCTCGGCAGCGGAGCCTTTGCCGCCTGCTCGCATAGTGCGGACAGTAGCGAGCAACGAAATCCCTTCCTTCAATTCACTGTCGGAAAGATCAGTCCCGCTCAACTGCTTGGTGCGAAGCTCATTAATCCGCGCGATGCAGTCGTTGATATCGAGTTGAGTTGCAGCGGCAACCATGTTATTTCTCCTTGTTCTGTTTCAAAATAGCGAGTTGGTGTTCGAGAAGAGTAATGAAATCGCTGTCGCCGTTTGTGACGAAACTGGCAGCAGCATCGATTTCATGGAATGGATAGCAGATAAGCACGAAACCGATTTCGCGATAGTCTCCGCGAAGATCGCCATTCATGGCTTCATCAAGCCCGCGAGCGATAGACTGGAAAGCCTGATATTGAGCTTTCATGATCTCGACCGCATCGTCGGCGGCTTGGTTGAGCATGTGCTCGGCGCCCGTTTTGCGAATATTAAGAATAGTTGTTTTCTTCTCATCCACGGGATTTCTTGCCTCCGGCTCCGGTGATTTTGATTTTATCGAGGTGTTCTTTGAGCGCGGTGTTGACGATATCGCTCAACACACCGTATTGAGGTTTTCCCCGCGCAGGATCGAAGTAATGGATTTGCAATTCAGTTAGCAAATCCTCTTTGATGTAGAGATTGATGCGTTTGCGAGCATCGCCATGTGCGCGTCTTCCCATGAAGCTAATTCCTTTAGTGGAAGTTGGACGGAGAAACGAGACACCATACCGACACAATTTATCCGCCCAACGACACATTTTAAACCACGCAGACGACACAATGCAAGCTTTATCGTGCAGGGTGGTTTATCTCTCCCGATGCGTTAAAGTATTTGCATCAGTCGTTTCAACTCCGTCGCCATGCCGAGAGTTTCCTCGTCACTGATATTGAGCGACTTGATCTTCTCGAAGATCGACATTTCCGCTAGGCGGCGCTCGAGGTTCGCTTTCAGCGTTGCGATCTTCTGCTTCTGGATCGCGTGCGCGACGAACTCGTCCATGCCGAAAGCGAGAACGAGCCGTTTCAAATCACCGTAGTAGTGCTGTTCGATGAGCGGTCGAAATTCGCGAATAAAAACGACCTGGAGACGAGTGATCAGGCGTTTGGTTTTGGCGATACCGGCGTCTTCTTCGCATGCATCGCTGAGAGTAACGGCGTATTTGTAGTTCTCGAGAATAGCGTCGTCCGGAAGTTCGCACAGATACTCGTACTGATTCTCGGACTTGCCGAACTCGCAAACTGCGATAAGTTTCTGAGTCATGATAGTCTCCTAAGAGTTTGAGTTTGAAGTTTGAGTTGTAACTGCAATTACGCGATAATGCCAAGTGCCCGCGCAGCATATTCTGCGCAGAGACCTTTCTTTTGAAAGAGCTTATAATCTGCAAGAAGCTCTTCTGGAATCACCCAGCCTCGACGAAACTCTGCCGCGACTTTAGGTGTACGAGTAACGCCCATCTTGTGGGCTGTTACTTTAACAGATGCAACAGAGCAGTTAAGCTCCGCTGCGATTTGCTTCAACGGAATGTTGTTAGCGTAGCCGTCGAAGATTATTTTCCGCCGCTCGTTCATAAAAGTTTTCTTTCTTGAAATGTGAGTGAGAGTGTGAGTGTTTCAGCAGTCGTTTACTTGAATCTCTGGTGGGTAAGCCTCCACAATTTGAGAGAAATTGAGTTCGTAGTGTTCTGCCATCGGAGAGGGGGCCACTCCGCTAACGAGTTGATGACCGCAGTCGGGACACTCCCATAAATCCCCCCGCCAGAGTTTATAAGGTTTCCAATGTTCAGGGTGACGAAGTCCGCGAATACCGTCTTCGCCTTCAATCGTCATGGGATTGTTCACCATTGGCATTCCTTCCATGAACATGTAACCGTTCTTCTCGCAACGATAGAAGCACCGGCAGTTCACGCAAATGGGTTTAAGCGGGCTACTCATGGCTTCTTTTCCTCCTCAGCTTCTGCTTCCGCCAATGCGCGAGTGCGAGCCGCGAGCTGGATCGTCGAAAGCACTTCATGCCTTAAACAAACCAGGATCGATTCGATCGCGTACTCGACGTCGATTGCATTGACGACATGCTGCTCAATATATGAGCCAAACGCCATGCCGAACCCTCGAAGCGCGAGGTGCGAAATTTCCTCCATGACGTCAGGATCTTTCCCGCCGAGTGCAAGGAATCCCAGAACGGGGATCGCGATCTGCTCGCACGCCATACCGTCGAGGTCGGAGACGCTTTTCGCTATCGGAAGGGTAGTTATGATCGATTTCTCCGTGATATCCGTTCGAGCATTGTAGTCAAGTCGAGGATCGTCGGCAGCGAGATAGAGTTTCTTAACGCTCTCGCGATGTTCGCGTTTCTTGGCGTCTTCTATTTCGAAGCCTATAGATTTGAGAAGTTCTACGAGCGAGGCGACTTGTGCTTCTTTAGACATAGTAATTCTCCTTTAGAGTTTAAGTTGAATCATTTCTGTGGATTGTAAAGATCGTCGGGGTTGCCGACTTCGGACTTGACCTCCTCCTTTTTGAACTTCTGAGCGTTCATTGCGATTTGCGCGGCACGCTTCTCATCGACTTTCAGCTTCGCTGCATCGAGTACAGCCAGCACAAAGTCCAGCGCTGTGCCTTCGATGATAGTGACATTAGCACGGCGATTGCGCGGCGAGCGGGGATCAATCTCCAGCGCCATCGACGCAGCAGTGGCCATTTCGGGAGTCTCGTCGACCGACATGAGTTCCCCCTTGCGGTTGAACGTACCGATCCAATGGTCGAAGATATTGATAGTTTTTGTCATTTAAATCTCCCATTAATTTTCGGACGCAATACTAACTCATAACCAATAGCGTTCGCGATCCGGGCGATTTTACCTATTCCCGGATCGGCAGTAGGTCTTCGGCGGAGGACAGAGAGGAAACTGTCAGCTACGTCTGCCTCCATCGTGATAACGTAGTCTTTATGCCCATGAGTTAGCTGCAAGATTTCCGCAACTAATGGGATTGAGTGATCGCCGACGATAAGTCTCGGGCGGCCGGCACGACCACCTCTAGCCTTCCGTCCCATTGTCGCTCTCACTGTCGCTCTCATTGGCACTCTCGTCGACGAGCTTGAACGTAATCAACCACTTGTCTGCATGGATTTCGTATTGGGAATAAGCAATACGGAGGGTTTTGTCTTCACCGTTCTCGCCGCGATAAATAAACTCGATTTTGGTAGCGAGCTTCTCGGTTCCTTCCTTCGAGTGCCAAACTTTTTCGAACAGAGCGATGAATGTATGGAGTTGCATCAGAACATATCCTTCAAATCTTGAGTTGAAAGCGGTTCAGTTGTCGGAGAGGATTTTATCATCCGGCCTTCACGCGTGCGGCCGTCAAGCTCTTTCGGCTTCAACATCTGCCGGACTTCCTTCATGCGGCCAATCTCGAGTCCGGAGTTGAATTTCAAGAGCATGTCAGCGTTCGCTTCCTCGATAGTTTTCCCTCTACCGACATACCACCGAAGATCGATGATGCACCAATTTGTCCACTGGCCGAACACGAAGCCAAAATCGCACCGAGAAGCGCCGTCGGGGATGGTGATGTTAGCTGTGATGAACTCACCAGTCGGTGTCATCGGTAGGTTCCTCCTTCTTGAGCATGTGCTCGGGCCAGAAGCCAGGCCAGGGATAGTCGAGCACTTTAATATACTTCAGCTCCGACTTCCAGTACTGAGTGTTGCCGCAGCCTGGTTTAGGACAAGTGTGGGCGAGCTTGTAGCTCACATCATCCCCTGGACGCGGATGCGACCAAGTGGAGTGGCATTGCGAGCACTGATGAATGTGCAATCCCTCCGCCGTGCAGACTTCGCCGTCGGAGTCTTTATGCGTAAAGATCATTTCTGTTGCTCCTTCCGTTGGTCAGGTTTACGAAGCGCATCGAGCAGACGCTTTTTGGTGAGTTGGTAACGAAGCTCGATCGAGTGATGTTCTTCCGGTGGTTGTGATCCTTTCCAGGACAACTCCACTGCCGCTTGCTCGAAATCATTGACAAGTTTCATCTAGTCCTCCCAGCGATCGCGCGAGTTGTCGTATTCCTCTTGCGCAATGACTTCGCGCATGAGAGTTTTCAAAGCATCCCGCACTCGTTGGTCCTTACCATCGAGCTGGAGCACATACAGAAGAGTTTCAACGAAATCTTCGATATTGATCATGCGAATAACTCCGCTACATCCTGTTTACTAGCCAGTTTCTGTGCGCACTCGGGACCGATGCCCCGAGCGATACTGATCGGATCAGTGAGCGGCCGATTGCACATTCCGCATTTGCCAACGTGCCAGATTTCGACCTGCTCGTCAGCGAGGTGTTTGAGCCACCACTTGAACGCGAGGATATACTGCGAGTCTTCTCCCATACCATAGCGCGGAGTGAACTTCAAATCCTCGAGCGTGCCGATACATCCCCAGCCGATACCGGCGTTCACAAAGTATCGACTAGGAGCAGTATGAGCGATGTATCGAACTCGGAAAGCAAGGTGTTTGTCAGTCTTGCGAGAAACAAGCGTAAACTCGGCTTTCCCCGCCAGTAAGAACTGCTTGATAGCAGTCGACTCACGGAGTTGTTTTACTGGCGTTGGCATTTCGCTTCTCCTTCTTGTCTTGACGGCCGGTTCCTTTGCGCGCGGTTGCCAGGGCCTTACCGAGCACGTCGCGGTATTTCGCATCCGTCGACGGCTGAGCCAGGAGCGTCGAGCCTTGAACCTTGAACGTGACACGTTCTGCTATCGCTAGCAATGGATGCGCGTGCCTCCGCATCTGTTTGCGAATATGATGCAGCTTAAAGCGGAGAGTTTCCGCTTCAGCAATGGTTTTCAGGTTGATGATCAACCGCTCGTTGCTTGCTGTCCGGAAGAGGTTCAAATACTCATCCGCGATTTCGAGTCCGACATTGCCAGAGACAGCAAGCTCCGGCACAGGGATTTTATTAAGCGAAGTCATTTGCGAGTTTACTCCTTTGAATGAACCGCTCACGTACCGGCGGCTGGAGAGAATGAGGGTGCACCTGTTCGAGATGGAACGGAGATATAGGTCTGTATCCCATTTCGAGCAGAGAATAGTTTTTATCTGGGCCAGGAATATGACACCTCTGATCCGCGAGTGCGATCTTGATGCTCCCGCTTCCGCTTAGCGGCTCATCACTCCCGATTTCATAGAACTTGCGGACCGGGATGCCGAAGACAGAAACACTGAAACGGGCAGTTTGCCCATTGGGGTCGAGGATTCCGACTCGGACGACTGTAGTGTCTATTGCCATTGTTTTAGTTTCCTTTCATGTTGATGAGCTTAAAGACTTTGTTCCCTTCGCCGTGGTCAGGGAACACAATGCGATTCAGAGCGAACGACCGCCGATTGTTCTTGTCGTGGTCGTATCCTGAAACGAACCACCCAGGCTGGTAGCCATAGCCGGGAGCGTGGTGGAATTCCACCGAATCAACATCGACAGTGCGCACGCGAGTCTCCCCGCGATGGTTGATGTATTGAAACTCAATTGTGAGTGGCATGGACGTATAACTCCGTTCTCCGTTGGTTTGTAGAAGAGGGGAAGAGATGAGTGTGACTCCCTCTTTTATAAACCATCGACAACCACCGAACATACGCAGACGACACTCGATTCCGACGAGCGATAATGCCGGAGGATTTACCGAGAAGAAACTCCTCGACCATATCAATCCGTTCGTCGCAAGTGAGTTGCCGTCCACGTTGTCGAGCCATGACTAGATGACTTTCTTGTAGCCAAGATGTTCTTGGCGGAACCGCATGATCGCTATCACAACCGGCTTCAGGTTACACATAGCGCGATTGAGAGTGATCGGATGACCGAGATCGTCTTTCCAGTTCCCCTTCAGGAGTTGGTCGAACACTTCTGTAATCGCGTCGCCAGTGAACGAGAGTAGTTCCTCAAGCTGAGCTTGAGTGTAAGTGGGTTTCTCGATCATTTTCATTTTCCTCGCAGTATTCCATCGAGTTGACACCAGAGCAACGCACCACCATAAGTATGGAAAGGAAATACGTCACCAGAAGCGTGACGCTCTGCGATGAATAACGGATTGCCGAAGCGATCCACGTCGTGATATATAACTCCAGCCTTAATAGTGCGAAGCTTGTGCGTGACGGTAACGTGAGTTTCGATCATTGTTCAAACTCCTTTTCAATTGGCAAGCAAAGATCGCTTGCGTCGCTAGAGCAAGCTCCGCACAGAACGCACATATAGTGCTTCGTTGCGAAGAAGTTCTTGAGAAAGCGAAGACTAGAGATGAATCTGCACATTGCCCTCTCCTTCGTAAGCGTCTTCATGTTCCCAAACTCCGAAATCAGCGCCATCGTTAGGATGCGCCCCGAAATAGTATCCGTTCGGACAAAGATCATCCAGGCGCTTCGAAAGCGCGTCGATGAGCATTTGTGCGTCATCAATCTGCTCATCCGTCCAAGCAGAGCTATTCGTCTTGGCCATGACTAGCGCGTCGTCGATGACTCCCTTGTTGCCGTCGTGCTTGTGGAGTGCAAGAACATGAGCAAATTCACGGAGTAAATCATCCAGACGCAAAGTCCCAGATATAATAGAACCAGGAGATAGCCGCATAGTATTACCTTTCTCATTGTTGTTCCCATTTAGGATTAGTTTCGATATCGTGAAGAAGAACGTAAGCGTCTAGTGCTCCGCGATCCCACTCGGGATTGATACCGTATCATCCGCCATTGCGAGATTAGAAATGTTCTCCCAGATAAACTCGAGTGAATGGCGATAGAGAAAGCGGTTCAATAAGACAGTTGAATAACCGTTCTCGTAGTGGCGGAGCGCTCGAGCCTTCTGCCATCGAAGAATATAAGCGAGAAGAGGTTTAATCATCGCGGTTTGCCTCCCGCATTGCTTTATAGTAAATGCAGCGCATAAGTTCAGCACGTGCTGCATCGTAGCAGTCTCTTATGAGCATCCGTGTGAACGGCATTGCTTGATAAGCAAGAGGGAGTTTTTGCCAGTTCTCCCACTGCATTTGTGCTTCAATCTGAAGCGTCGAAGCATGAGCTTCTATTTGCGGAAGCATCTCGTCAACCTGCTTTATCCACTCGCGCCGTTCGTGAGCGTATTGCATCCGATTATAAGGCAAGATAAAGCCCTCCTAGTAATGCAAGAGTAAGTAGACTTGTGAAGATTGGAAACTCTTCGCTCATGATGATAATGAGCAAGAGAACGAGGATTCCGATCACGAAGGGCATAATAGTCTCCGATACACTTCATCCCGTAAATGTTTTGGGAGACGGAACAAATCCGTGTTGAATTCCGCTGCGCCGCTTGCGCGACACTCGGTCTCGATGCGTTCTAAAAGCGCCATAGTCCGCGCCTGGGAAGCTTCGGGTGATAGATAGTGAGAGTAAGCGTAGGTTTTCATTTCAATCTTCCTTTTCTTCTTTGAGAGCCCGCCAAGCTTGATGTTCGAAATTGAATGGACCGAGGACACGAGTCCGCCCGTAGGCAAACCATTGTCCCATTATTTTCACAACACGATTCATTTTCATTTACTCCTCTAAATACTTCTCACTATCGCCAGCGAAAGTGCTCCCCAGCGATAGGAAGCTGCATTTACTTGAGCAAACGTTGCGACCGGTCTTCATCGCGACTAACGGGCCGATTGAAAGTAACGCCGTCGCCAGCGCGATTGCCATCCGCATAAGCATCTTGGTTCATAACGCGGAAGCTTTGAGCGGAATTGCTAATAAGCGAAATTCCAAGAGTCGCAAAGCGTTCGTTAATCATTGCGTTCTTGAGCGGGACTAGATCACGGCCCGTTGACTGCAAGCGGTTCGCTTTCCGCTTATCGATTTCTTCCTTGAGCCGCGCATTGATCCGATCGATACAGCCAGTCGTGAAGTCTTCCGCGTCTTGTGCTGTGCCGCAGAAGTCTCCGAACATATAGCTCATTTCTCTTCCGCTGACATAGCTAGTCAACGCCGCCATCAGCCACTCGGCGAAGTCAGCATCCGAGCGTATTCCGATGAAATTGATCTTGGTGTATTCTTCGCCGGCCGGGATTTTCTTTTCTTTCTTGCCGACTTTGATGTATTTAAAGACCGGCCGTAGTTCACTCTTCCAGACTTTACACTCGCAATACTGCCCAACGCGAACACTCATCCGCATTGCGATGTGATCCAGGGTTTGAGTGACATGGTGAGTGCCTTCTTCTCGCAAGTCCAAATCACTCAGTGAAAGCTGGTGGGCTTCAAGCAACTTGTGAGCGAGTGTAAAAGCCGACATAGCTTCAGCTTCGGAAGCGCCTGCCTCGACAGTTTTAGCCAGGAGAGCCTTTATCTTCCGTGTGATGTTCTTGAGATCGATTTGCTTTTGAGTTTCCATTTCCGTTTCTCCAGTTTTTGACCTGTGGATTTTCTCTAGTAGTGGTTTTCAGAAACAAGCCAGGACTTCATCGTCCTTGCGCTTATCATCCTCTCGCTTCGTTATCGCGTCGGTTTCTTTCTTGTTCGCAAGCCATTGCTCGATGACATGTTGAGTAGGATTGCCGTCTTGGCCGAGTTGTGTTTGTCCGCGACCGCGTGAGGATAAAATCCAGTTGAGAAGCGCTAGACCGCGTTCGCTGTTTGGCAACTCGATGCTATGCGACCGTGCGGGAAGATTATCCACATCCGCTCGCCAAAACGTAAGCCGCAGTTTGCCGCTTGATGCTAGGCCGATTGTAGGTTCGCTTGCCATGATAGATGCTCCACAACCAATTGAGTAAGGACACAACCTATGCGTGTAGAAAAGAGCAACGGTTGTCCTAGGCGGTTTGCCCGTCCAAATCATACCACGCGTCCAAGGGTACAAGCAAGGCGACCTGCACAATTCAATGTGTCGATTGCCGTATATATAATGCGTCCTTTAAAGCGTGTTTCGCGCGGGCGGCATGATCCTATGGCCCTAGCGCGTGGCACTGCCTAGCAAGGCTGACAGGGGCGATTGCGCGGCGATTCGCGGGCGATCCTAGCCAGCGATCAATGTACCTGGCACAAAGCGAGGTGCATTCGGGAACACCTCGCTTTTGGGGATATGCAATTATTTTCAAACTCTGGCTTGCAATGTGCGCCTTGCGCGCGTATATCTGTTGGCAAGGCGGTTATCCGCTGACTTTTGGCCAAGCGCGTGGTGCGCCGCCTGTTCTTTGAACCTGCGAATCTGTGATACTAAACCGCCCGGTAATGCCGTGGCGACTATCACCATTCGCAAACATTAAGAGGAATTTCTATCATGGCTAAGAACACACAGACTGTCGGCAACATGTCGGCAACTGCTATCGCCGCAACTGCGACTCCTGCCGCCGACGACAAGAAGCGCAATGCTTCCAAGTCGCTTTATGTCGACAGCAAGGGCGAAACAACCCGGAGCCCGACAGCGGAGACTGAAATCGTTCGTTTCGTTTTCGACGGTTTCGAGAACAGCCCGGTTGATCTCGTGATCGCTGATATCAGCGCTGCGATTTCTCATCTGGCAGTTTGCCAAGGGCTGAACATCAAGCTTCAGCGGTCTTACAACACCGCGAAGGGCAATGCCGCGCAGATGCGCGACGAATGCGAGGCGACTCGCGACAATCTCCTGAACGACGTCTGGACAAGCGAACGCGAAGGCGGCTTGCGTATCGGCGATCTTGCCGACGCAATCAAGGCGACACTTACCGACGAAGGCGAGTCCGTCGATGACGAACGCTTTGCCCGCATCAAGGAAACGTTGAAGGACGAGTCCAAGCGCGACAAGGCAAAGGCGAGCCCGAAGGTGCAAGCGCACTTGACTCGCATCATGGCCGAAAAGGCAGCTGAACGCGCGAAGGTCGCGGGCGAAGCTGCCAGCAAGACGACTGAAAGCGGCTTGACGGACTTCTAACAGACTCTCGACTATCAACCCCACTAGGCTTTAACCGGCTTAGTGGGGTTTTTTCGTTCGCGCTACGCTTTCAGTGTTCACCAAATCGCGAGTTTTAGCGAAAGAGCGTTCACGTGAACAGACAGTGAAAACCGTGCGAGGCGCTTCCAGCTATGAAACTGGCTTGAATGTGCTGGAAGCGTCCAGCGGGCTTGTATGGGGCGAACAGCGACTATCAGTCTTTTATCAATCTTTTTTCATACCTCGCTTGAATATCTCCATCGCGTTTGGCGTTGGATCATGCGGCATTGACCCCAGACCGCTAGTCGGTAGCTTAGATGACTCTGGCACGTCAGGCGCGCGATAGCTTGCCATTGCCGCGCTTTCCTCTTTCTGGCTTTGTAACGTCCCTTGACTTGCCTCTTCAGCTAAAGCCGCATTGATCATGCTCGCAAAGCCTTGCGCTTTGGGTTGTACAATCAAAGTACAAGGTTCAAACATTCCCGCTTCCCGCTTCTCTTTAAAGTCTTTTGCATTGAACGCGATAGGCAAGCCATCTTTGTCAACTATTCGCACCTCGATTTCTCTTTCAGCTTTAATTCCTGCCAAGTCTATCTTGTTAGTCTTTTCTGTTTTGAGAATTTGTGTTCTTTCGCCATAGATTTGTTGCCGGAGCCTTATCGCCTCTTTCAATGAAGCGAACGGGAATTCTCTAGGTTTGCTTGCCGCCGCGATAATCAAGTCTCGTAATACTTTCGCCATGGGAGTTTCTCCTGGATAAAGTGTGTCGTTTACTTGGTTAGTCTAGCGTGATCTAGGTTAGATCGCAATGGGTCTAGTGTTTGACTAGCATTCTCTAGCGTTCTCTAGTTTATCTAGAAAGTGAAGCTATGGCCCTATTGCTTTTGGATTTTCTCCTGACCCTATGTGTTGATTGCTTTTCTGGTTAGTGTTTGCGAGTATTGTATATTTGTATTTCAGTAGTTAGGAAAAAAAAAAAAACAAAAGAGAACGAACCAAGTACGACACAATGTATTATCGTCTACTCCCATTAAATACATATGCTCAACAGTATAGCTGAAAGGTAATTTAGCTTTGGGTCAGGAGGTTTTGCGGAACCAATAGGGCCGTCAACGTCAAATCTAGATAAACTAGAGATTGCTAGAAAACACTAGACTAAGTATAGACGTGTTCGGCTGAACCCTAGACTAATGGGCCTGGCTGATAGTATGGGCCTGACTATACATGCTCTATGCTTGCCTCGGGAGCAGCGTGCTCGCATGGGAGTAGGTACCCAGCGCCACCCCCAGGCGGACGGCGGGAAACGCCCACGTACTACCTTTCGGAAAACCTATGCAGTTAGCTGGAACGACACACTTAATCCGCCGAAGGCGCAACCTTCCAGTGATCCATGCATTATATATTGACTAGCAGATGCAATGCTCGTAAGATCGACGGCAAGACGACACACTTTATCGTTGGAAGTCGACACACTTAAAGAGAAAACTCCATGGCGCAGAGCGATCAGATTCAAAGCGTGAAAGCTTGGCATGAAGAGCTGATGGATTTTATGCTCGCGCAGCCACGTGCGGGGTTGAAAGAGACCTCGGAGTACTTCGGGGTTAGCATGTCGTGGTTGAGTGTCGTTAAGAACTCCGATGCGTTTAAGGACGCCTGGGAGAAGCGAAGAGAGAATCATTCGAGTGCTGTCAGTGTCAGCCTCGTGCAGAGAGTGGAGGCGTTGGCGGAAGTCGCGCTGGAGACAATGACGCAGAAGTTGGAACGGGAAGGCGAGTCGATCGGCCTCAGCACCCTGCGCGAGGTGAGCGAAACTGCGCTGCGGTCGCTGGGGTTCGGAATGCGGGAGTCGCCGCGTGCGGGGCAGAACGCTCAGACCATCACGAACAACAACATGATCGTTGTGGATCGTGAGACTCTCGCTCGTGCGCGGGATGCTCGTGCGCGTATGCAACTCGGTGAGCATACTACGCCCAGTTCCTCACTCGAATCCGCTACGATTGAGCAGACCGCGCTCTTGGGTGGACTTCGGGACCGCGAAGACCGCGACGCTTCGCGGGAAATTCCGTCGAGTGAGGTATCGCCCTCCGAGAATCAGTCAGTTCGCCATGAGCTTGACCTCTCGGAGGGCGAGATTCTCGCAAAATCTCCTGATCCTCCGCGGAAAATTCAGGTGATAGACAATATTCCGCCGAAAAGGTTCGGAAATCCGGCGGATCAGACGGTGCTCGAGCTTTTTAGTGACGCTATGAAAGGAAAAGTGACTCGATGAAGCGGAACAAGACGATTCCTGCGGGGAAAGTGGTCGAGGCGAAGCTCGCTTCTCACGCTCCTTCGTTTATACGGCCAAGCAAAATGAGTGAATCGCGCAAAGCCGGGTTGAGATACGAGTCGAAGGCGCAAAATCACTTGAAGCAGATAGTTGATTTGGGAATGAAACTGAATCCGAAGCTGAGATCACTCCCCGCTCCGTGGTTAGTGTTTAGAAGCGACACCGACGCGCCGGATTTCGTCCGGTACTGTCAACCGGATCATGTTCTGTTCGATGATGAGTTGATGAAGCTGACTATTATCGAGATAAAACTCCAACATTGCTTGGAAGCGTACGAGCAAGTCAGATTGCTGTATGAACCAGTGCTTCGTTTTATGTTTCCTCAATACGAAATCGCGGCGATCGAGTTGGTTCTTTGGCACGATCCACATGTTCAGTTCCCAGAGAGGTTTTACTTCGAACCAAATATGCTCCAAGCGGAAGCGGGGAAGTTCGGAATCCATATTTGGAATCCTCGCTACGACAAGGCGAAAAGTGGAAGCTCTCCTGCATCAGCGACTCGGCCGACAAACAGTTCTCCTCCTCTGGGTTGAGAGTTTGTGAAAGTTCTCGCCAGGACTTAGCAAACTGCTGATGCTTATAGAAAGTGAAAGGCGAGTAAATGTTGCAAGTGGAACGCAAACTCGTCTATCCCGGAGATCAGCAGGTATTGCTGACCCCGCAGGAGATGGTTGAGCTTGGCGCAGTGGACTCGATGTTCTTCGCCGAGACTTTCTTTCCGAAGACTATGCGACAATCCTCGCCGATGTTCCACGGGAAGATTTGGGAGAAATTAGACTCCACGTCGCGGTTAGTAAGTCTCCAAGTTTTTCGTGGCGGGGCGAAGACTTCCATCTGTCGAGTGTTTGGCGCAAAGCGAATCGCTTATGGGTATTCTCATACTGTTCTCTGGGTCGGTAAATCCCAGGAGCATGCGATACATTCCGTTAAGTGGTTGCGCAAGCAGATTGAATATAATCGCAGGTTCGCCGAAACATTCCAGCTTCGTCCTGGATCGAAGTGGCAAGATGTCGAGTGTGAGATTATCCACGGCATCGATGAGTATCCGATTACGATACTTGCGCTAGGCGTGACGGGTAGTGTTCGCGGAGTGAACATCGATGATTATCGCCCGGACTTAATTATCCTCGATGATATACTCGATGAGGAAAACACGTCGACTCCAGTCCAGCGAAAGAAAACCGAAGACTTGGTGTATGGTGCTCTCAAAGAATCATTGACTCCAAGAAGCGAAAACCCCGACGCCAAGATGGTTATGCTTCAGACTCCGCATAACAGCGATGACGTGTCGATGAAATCTCTTAAAGATTCGGAGTGGGATAGTGCGAGGTTCGGTATCTGGACTCCAGAAACTGAAAATCTTCAGCTTGCTGAACAAGAAAGTGCTTGGGAGATTCGGCACCCGACGCTCGAAGTGCGGGGAGAAAAGCAAGCAGCGATTAGTCGCAATCAACTCTCGATATTTACACGAGAGAAAGAATGTAAGATCATCTCACAGGAGACTTCAACATTCCTAGCGCGGTGGTTGAATTACTATGATCTGTCGCCTCCGCGCAACGAGATGCAGATCGTTATGGCGATCGATCCGGTTCCGCCGCCGAGTGAGGTGGAGCTAGCGAAGGGGCTGAAGGGTAAAGATTCGGAAGCGCTGACGGTTGTCGGACGCTATAAGCAGGATTTCTATCTGCTCGAGTACGCGGTTAAAACCGGTCATGATCCGAGCTGGACCATTATGGAGTTCTTTCGGCTTGCGAGAAAGTGGCGGCCGCAGAAGATCATCGTTGAGACCATCGCGTATCAGAGGACTCTCGCTTGGTTGTTACGCCGGGCGATGGAAGCCGAGCGTCAGTATTTCGTGATACATGAGAACAGCGACAAGAGAAGCAAATACACGAAGATCGTGGATGGGTTGAGTGGAGTCGCGTCTAATGGGCATTTATTCTGCAAGGTCGAGCACGGGGATTTCATTCAACAGTTTACGGAATACCCCGACGTCCAGCACGAGGACGTACTCGAGACTGTGGCTATTTGCTGTTCCGCTCTCCAAGGCGTGATGTACGAAGACACTTCCGAAGAAGCGAGCATCGAGAACATGCTCAAAGAAGAAGAGAAAACTGTTAAGAGATTGAGTGATTATCGAGGAGCTCCCTGATGCCTAGCTTAACACTAGACGTCAAGCCGAAAGGATCGCTCGAGAAGAAGATTCTCGAAGCGGTTCGTGAGCGTGTGCAGTCAAGCAAGAACCTGTACGATCAGAAGCATGAGAAGTGGCGGGAGGCCGAAGACAAAGCGGTTGGATATATTCACGAGCGAGATATCGACAAGCTCAAAAAGAATGAGCGGAAAGACGGGGTGCCGATCTATACGACGATCCATGTGCCATACTCATACGGAGTCTTGATGGCCTCGCATACTTATTGGACCACGGTCTTCATGTCTCGCTCGCCTGTCATGCAGTTCGCCGGCAGGCATGGTGAGAGTGAGAACCAAATCCAAGCTCTCGAAGCAATGATGGACTATCAGGTCCAAGTCGGAGAGATGATGGTGCCGTGGTATTGCTGGTTATACGACGTCGGGAAATACGGCGTTGGCATAATCGGGAACTATTGGGATGAGCAGTTCTCGAACGTCAGTGAAATAGTAGAGCGAGAGGAAATGTTTCTGGGGCTGTTAAAGACCGGGAATATGAAGAAGGTGAAAACCACTCGCAGAGTCAAGGGCTACAACGGAAATAAAATTTATAACATCCGTCCGTTCGATTTCTATCCTGATCCGCGAGTGACGATAGCGGACTTCCAGCAGGGAGAGTTTGCAGCAGTGGCGCGGAAACTTGGCTGGAACCAAGTCCTGAAGCGCAAAGAGCAAGGTTATTATACGAACATCGATTTGGTTAAGCCGGGCCGAGTCGCGGGCCAACATGACGAGAATGGGTCGAGTGCGTTTCTCAATACCGACCAGACTACTTCGTTTGCGCTCGAGAATAACAAAGGCAAGCAAGACAAGGGCGAGAACCAGATCATTCCGATCATCGAGTGCTATATCGAGATCATTCCTAGTGAGTGGAGACTCGGCGAAAGTGATATGCCTGAGAAGTGGGTGTTTACGACAGATGCTAAATTTACTGTGGTGATCGGAGCGCAGCCTTTAGGTGCGAACCATGACAAGTTCCCGTTCAATGTTATCGAACTCGAACCCGAAAGCTATAGCGTCGTCACACGTGGGATGCCCGAGATTCTGGAGCCTGTTCAGAATACCATCGACTGGTTGATAAACTCCCATTTCTACAACGTCCGGAAAATTCTCAATGGTCAGTATATTGTCGATCCCTCGCGGATCACAATGCTTGACATGCTCGATCCTCAACCTGGCGGAGTCGTCCGGCTTAAACCCGCTGGATATGGAACAAACCCGAATGACGCCTATGCTCAAATTCAAGCCACGGACGTTACGCAGTCCCATATTCGCGACATGCAGACAATGCTTGAAATCGGTCAGCGAGCGGTCGGTGTCAATGATCAGCTTATGGGAGTGCTTCAAGGATCAGGGAGAAAAACAGCTACCGAAGTCCGCTCAGCTTCAACTTTCGGAGTTAATCGACTAAAGACAAATGCGGAGTTCTTCTCCGCTATGGGATGGAGCCCCATGGGGCAAATGTTCGTGCAGAACAGTCAGCAATATTATGACAGCTCTATGAAGTTCCGACTTGTCGGCGATCTTGCCGCTGACGCAGGAGAGAAGTTTATCAACGTCTCTCCGGATGAAATAGGAGGTTTTTATGACTTTGTTCCAGTGGACGGCGTTCTTCCTATTGATCGCTTCGCACAGGCCAATCTTTGGAAGGAGATATTCGCTAGTCTCAAACAGATGCCGGAAGTAGCTGCTGGATACGATCTCATTAAGATGTTCGCCTGGGTTGCGCAACTGGCAGGGTTGAAAAACATCAACCAGTTTAAGATCAAGACGAATGTCATGGCACCAGGAGTTGCGGGCCAGCAAGAACAGGCAGGGAATATCGTGCCTATTCCGAAAGGCCCGCAAAACTTGGCTGAGCCGAGACAGATACCGAATTTGGGCGCAACAGGCTGAAACGGGGTGAATAGAAATGGATCAGGAAGAAATCAACCATGAACGGGAAAAGCTTCTTGCTCAAGCTCGCTTACAGAAGAGCTCAATGGTCAGACTATTGGACTCCACGGATTGGAAGACGCTTGCCAGCGAACTCCAGGCACAGATTGATAGACGGTTCCTCGAAATGCTCACGATGCCGTTGGGGGCCGATGACGTTATCAAGAAGACGTACATTGCTGGTGAGTTAGCGGGGTTGAAAGTAGCACTGGACTATCCGCAAGTCCTTATAGATTATGCGCAGTCGAGCATTGATAGTGCTCGTATTCAAGAGGAGAATGTACATGGCCAAGAAACCAAACCAGACGCCGGGGCCGGAAACGCCGGAAGAACCAGCTTCGAACTCGACGACGACTACGACAACACCGACTTCGCAGGAAGAGGAAGATCAGCGCCCTAATAGCCAGCCTGATACGGCAGAGCAAACGGCGGCTGCGAAAGTCCAGAGCGATTTCATCGATGATTTTGACTCGGATGAGGAAGACCTCGGCGAAGACCCGTTCGAGGAAGGTAAGCCTGTAAAACAGACTCCAGCGGAAGGTGGCACGACGCCGACTCCTGCTCAGAGCCGTGAGGCCAGCACTGTTCCGCAGCTTGATGCAAACGGAAACCCGGTTGTCCCGCAGGTTCCCCCTGTGCAGACTCCGGTTGTTCCGCCAGCACAGACTACTGAGCAGAAACCTACACAGCCGGCGACGACGATTCCGAGCGCGGAGACAGCGCCTGTCGAGGAGACAGTTACGCAAGTTCCTGCTCGGACTGCTGAGGAAGTTCAAGGCGACTATCGCACATGGAGAGGGCAGACGGAAGGGCTGCTGGCGACTCACCATTACAAACTGACTCAGGAGGAATTGGATCAATTGGATGAGAACCCTGGCGAGTTCATCCCGAAAATTATGTCGAAGGTATATCTCGATGCAGTTACTGCGACGCTCTCGCAAGTAGTTCAGTATATGCCGCAGATGGTGAGGCAGGTTAACGAACAATCGACTCGCAGCACCAAAACGGAAGATAAGTTCTACGAAGCGTGGCCGGATTTGCGCAACCATCATGCGACGGTTGTTCGGATCGGGCAGGTTTATCGCAATCTCAACCCGAATGCGAGTGTTGAAGACTTCATTAACGAAGTCGGCGCTCAAACGATGGTTGCGTTGCGGATGCAGCCGCCGGCTCAGACTCCGGCAGCGAAGCCGAATGGAAATGCAGCGCAAGCGCAAGCAGCACGCGCGGCTCCGTTCAGACCTGCGGCAGTTTCTCCAGCGGGAGCGCCTCCGAAAGCTGAACCCCGCAATGTCTTCGACCAACTTACCTCTGATTTTGAGGAAGTTATGGACGAAGATTAGACATAGGAGATTAAAATGGCAGTTGCTGGCCTGAGAGGCACTGGTGACTGGAGCGCCGATGAGCGCCCTAAGAACTTCAGGGAATTGATTCTCTGGAGGAACCCGAATGGAATGACGCCGATCTTTGCGCTTTCAGCCCGGATTGGCAAAGAAAGCACTGACGATCCGGAATTTGCTTGGTGGACGGAGCCTAACGATATCGTCCGCTTGCAGATCAACGGCGCGATTCTGGCGGCGGCGACTACTGTCGTTGTCAACTCGGCCGATCCGGATGTGGCGAACCCCACTCTCAATTGGGGCACTGCTACTCACTTGAAGGAAGGTGATCAGCTGATGGTGGAGCCGGCAGCGGATGCTGCTGTGTTTGCGCCGGAGATCATGCGTGTGGTGAGTGTGGCAAGTGCGACGACTTTCACGGTTGTTCGTGGAACCGCTGGCACTACAGCCGCCAACATCGCCGACGATGTGTTCTTGCTGCTGATCGGCTCGAGCTACGCTGAAGGAACGCGGGCGCCGCTGTCCAACAGCAGAAATCCTGTCAAGTACTCAAACTATACGCAGATCTTCAAGGATACGTATGAACTTACCGGCACTGCGACGGAGACGAAGCTCCGTACCGGCGATCCGGTCAAGAACGACAAGAAGCGGAAGGCGTTCGACCACGCTCGCGCGATCGAGATGTCTCTGCTTTTCGGCCAGAAGTCGGAAGTCGTTGGGGCGAATGGAAAGCCTCAACGGACGTTTGATGGTATCCGGAAGTTTATCGCGGCGCAGAATACGAAAGTGTTTACTGCTCCGTATAATCTGAACGATTTCATCAATGCGATCTCGCCGGTGTTCGACTTCGATACGGAAGCGGGCGACACGCGGATTGCCTTCGTTGGCAACGGCGTGCTCAACGCACTCAACTATCGCATGGTGAACTCGGTCGGGCAGACTGCTCTTCGGATCAACTACGATGCGAAGGCGACTGCCTGGGGGATGAACTTCACTGAGGTGATTCTGCCGCAGGGCAGGATTCTCATGAAGTCTCATCCGCTCATGAACCGCCACGCGATGTATCGGAATTCCATGCTCATTATGGATTTCTCGGCGCTCAAGTGGCGCCCGATGCGGAATCGCGACACGAAGTTCAAGGACAACGTGCAGCTTCCTGATGAGGATACGAAGAAGGGCTATTGGCAGACGGAGGCTGGACTGGAAGTCTGGCACGGTGGCCTGACGCTCGGATGGATCGGCGGCATGGATCAGGGAGTGCCGGCTTAGTCAATCAAAACTAGCCGCATTATTCCACATACCGCTAGCTGGCGGGGGTTCTTGGGAGTCTTGCTCCCGCCAGCATTTCCCAAATTATAAGGAAGGAGGTGAGTTGTATGGCCAAGTCAAGCAAAGGCGGGAAGGGCAATCCTTTCGGCAAGGGCGGAAAGGGCGGCAAGGACGATAAGTCCTCGAAGGGCGGCAAGAAGGGATACTGAGCATGAGTTCCGTGATTGAAATCAGCGATATGGATAGCGCGAGTGGAAGTGATCGCGAGATCGATACTCAACGGTTCGATATCAGTGAGAGCGACATTAAGAGGCTCAAGATCGGCCAGTACGTGGAAGTTACAGTTTGCGGCGTTGTTGGCAATCTGAGCATTCCGCCAATGGGCGGTCAACCTTCGCTGCATCTTAGGGTCGATACTCGGAAGATTTCGATCATTAGCTCCGCTCAGGAGAAAGGAATCCGTTCACTGTCGGATGATACAGACGATGAAGAAGACAGCATCGACTTGAGCGGAGGAGACTGAAATGACACGGGATGAAGCGAGACAGCAAATCCAAGACATGCTCGGATTTCGAAAGGATTTGATTGATCCAATCGAACGCTCGCTTCGTTTCGCGCAGAATGAGCTTGAGAGTGAGGCGACTCTGCCGTGGTTTTTAAGAAAAGTGGACGTCTCGCTCTCAACTTCGATCGGAAGTGATGTGTTGCCACGACCGAATGATTATATTCGGCTCTGGCACGAAGACCCGATTTCGTTACTTGTCGGAGAGTCGATTGTCAAGCTCGTAAGCGGGCCGCTTACTCTTCTTCGCAATCGGTTCACTGGATATGAGTCGCCGAAAGGTTATGCTGAAATCGGTGAAGTGTTTCAGATGTATCCAGTTCCCACGGATGTTTATCCGGTTACTTTCACGTACTATGCGAAGGACGTGGCGCTTACCGCAAACGTTGAGAATCTATGGCTGAAGTATCTTCCTGGTTTGATGATCGGTCGGGCAGGATTTATCGTCGCGAGCAGTATTCGCGACCAAAACGCGCAGACTCTGTTCGGTGCTATGGCTGCGGCAGGGACTGAAAAGCTTAACCAGATGTCAACTGCTCAGGACGAAGACGGCGGGAAGCCGGTCATTGGCGGAGAAGATTGATGGCACTCGAAGTCGGAACGTATATCAGTGATTTAGTCATCACCAATCCAGTTGGAGCGACTGATACAAAAGCGCAGGGTGATGATCATATTCGATTGATCAAAGCGGCGTTGAAAGCTACGTTCCCAAATATAACCGGCGCCATGACGAAGACGCACACTCAGTTGAACGATCCACAAGTTGTCACACTTCCAGTTGGCACCAAAATGCTATTCGTGCAAACAGCGGCTCCGGCAGGGTGGACGAAGGACGTTGTGCATAACGACAAAGCACTCAGGATCGTGAGTGGAGCCGCAGGTAGCGGCGGCACAGTTGCGTTCACCACCGCGTTTATGAGTAAAGCGGTGACAGGTAGTAATTCGGGCACCGCGATCACTCTCGCCAATTTGCCATCCCACACACATACTCAAAATGGTACTTTTGTTTCAGGTGGTGAAAGCGCCGACCACACGCATGGTGTGAATATCGTAACAGATGTTCAAGGGAACCACCAACATTTTCTTAACGGTAATACAGCGACTGGAGGTACCGGCGCAGTTGCCGTTTGGGGAAACGGTAATAGAACCGATTGTGGTAATACTACTCAATTTGCGGGAAGTCACGCACATAACGTTGTTGGTAATACGGCAGGACGTAGTGCAGCACATTCTCACAACACGACAATATTCGGTGAGACTGGTGCGGTGGGATCGAATACTACTCACACACATACGTTCACGGGTACGAATATCGATCTTGCGGTTCAGTACGTGGATTGTATTATATGTACGAAGACTTAAGACTCTGAGGAGATAATTATATGGTACAGATTCAACCAAGTGAAACTTACTGCCCTCTCATTCAAGGAGAGTGTTTGCAACTGAAGTGTTCGTGGTTCATTAAGCTTGTCGGAACTGACACGAATACCGGTAAGCCCATCGAAGATTGGGGATGTGCGATTCGGTGGATACCGACTTTGCTCGTGGAGAATTCCCAAATGCAGCGACAAACCGGTGCGGCGGTGGAGAGTTTCCGCAACGAGATGATGAAGGCGAACAATCCGAACCAGCTTGCGCTTGCGATTAGTGAAATGTTTCCAAGGAGTGAAACGCCATGATGACGCTCAAGCAAATACAGACGATGTTGAAGACCCAAGGATTCGATCCTGGGCCGATCGATGGGCTGATCGGGCGCCGAACAATTGCGGCCGTGAAGGCATTTCAAATTCAGAATCCTCCGCTGGTAGTTGACGGAATTCCAGGACCACGGACGATCGCCGTGCTCTTCAAAGGACATTCGGAACTTGTGACGGAGCCGGTTGATAAACTCCTTTCGTATCCCTGGCTAGACTTGGCAATTACGAAGAAGGGACTCAATGAACACAACGATAACGCGGAGCTTCGAAAGTTCTTGAAGTCCGATGGCGGCACGATCGGTGATCCTGCTATGATTCCGTGGTGTGGGGATTTCGTTGAGACCTGTATCGCGCTCACATTGCCGAATGAGAACTTGCCTACCAATCCGTATCTCGCGCGGAACTGGGAACGATTCGGTCAACAAGTCAAACCGACATTCGCCGCAGTTGGAGCGTTTTATCGAGGAGATCGCGATCATGGAATTCAAGGCCATGTTGCGTTTCTGGTTGGCCAGGCGAAAGGACTTTTCTATATCCTCGGCGGCAATCAGTCGAATTCTGTCAGTATTACGAGTATTGCACAAGATAGACTACTTTCCGCCCGGTGGCCGTTGTCGGTTGCGCTTCCGACAGCGATCAAGCTTCCTTCTATGATCGGAGGGAAACTTTCTATCAACGAAGCGTGAAGGAGAGCAGTCATGAATATGGAACAGATTGCTTCGATTGTTCGTCAAATCCTGCTCGCTGTCGGCGGGTTCATCGTCGGCAAAGGTTGGGTGGACAACGAAACTATGATTCAGATTGCCGGAGCGATTTCGGTTCTGATTGGCTCGGCCTGGGCACTTTGGTCGCGTACCGACAAGAATATTGTTGCGTCGGCAGCGGCGAAGGTTCCAGTTCCGGCGTCGAGTCAGGAACAGGCGGGAATCACTACGCCTGTTAAACCGGCATAGCACTCGCAGTTTAATTCAACCCAGAGGAGGATAGGAGGTGACGAAAAAAGAGAATTTCAGAGACTTCCGAAAACGTTTTATACTCAAGCGCATTTTGCGCCTAACCGAAAGGATTTTCAGAATGACTAAAGAAACTCAGGACGCGATCGACGAACTGCGTGCGCAAGTTCAGCGGAATACCACTGTGACTCAGGGCGTGCAGACGCTGATCGCCAGTCTCGCCTCGCAGATCGAACAAGCCGCAGATGATCCGGAAGAAGTCCGTGCGCTTGCGGCGGAATTGCGGACTTCGACGGATGGCCTGGCGGCGGCAGTTGCGGCGAACACTTCGCCTTCGACTCCGCCAACGGAACCGGCGCCAGAAGAAGAGCCGGAAACAACTCCGGAACCTCCGCCTGCCGGCGACGACACAGACGCCGAGTAGACTGCTTGTCTGCTCTTCTAACAATAGGAGTATTTGAAATGCCTGATACAAAAGCTACGACTGGTGCGACTGGTGCGACCACGACTGCTCCGACAACGCCGACGACCAATACCGAAACTCTTCCGCTGACTGCGGCAGAACGTCGGCCGGAAGAAGAGCAGACGCAGACGCAAGAAATTCAGGACCATCGCGAGAAGATGCAGGAGCGTCATGACGACGTGATCCAAGCGGCTCGCGCTGGTGAAGAAGCTTCGTTCGAAGGTGCCCGGCCGGAGTTCGAACCGCTTCCTGGTGAAGCGAAAGGCTCGATCCCTGATGGGCTCACGATCGGCGGACCGGTGCTGACGTTGGAAGAACAAGACCGGATCGCTCGCTCGCGCGGGAAGGAAGGTTCGCCGGTTCCGACCGGGAAGACGAAGAACCAGCAAACTAGCAACACTTGACGATCGAGATTGCCGGGAGCGCAAATGCTCCCGCTTTCCTGCGGAGATTGATTGTCATGTCAACTTATCTCTTGCTTATCGCTAGTATACTCAAGATAATTCCTCTGATCTTGGAGATGATCCGTGACGGAAGAATTCGGGAAGCGACAACAACGGAAGTCCTGGCTGCATTCGAAGCGGAATTTCTCATGCGTTGGAATAAGCGCATTGCTGATGCTCGTGCTGCTAGTGGCGTGTCAGACGAACTTGACCCAAACGACCGTGCAACCGGCCGTAAAGAAACTGGAGCAGACAGTAGTAAGTGACGTTTGTTCCATTTGGGTTCAACTGTCTTATGACAGTCAGTTTGACACAACTTTAACTGTCGCCGGGATCAGAGACAACAACGCAAAGAGAAAGGCGTTTTGTCATGACACTCCATGAAAATACGATATTCAAGAAAGATCAGGTCAATCTCAACACGATAGTTGCGGTTGTAGGGTTTTTGAGCATGTTTGCGACTGTGATCGCAACGTGGTCGAGTGTGCAGTACAAACAGACCGCGACGGAAAATTGGCAGGCGAATCACGAGGAACTTCACGCGACGTTGAAAGCAGAATCCTCAGCGTCGCGTTCAGCTTATAATGTTCGCCTCGATGGAATTGCCGACACTATCAATAAAATTGCGTCGAAACTTGAGAGTATAGATTATCGGTTGACGAATGCCGAAAAGGGAATTGACAATAGCGATGTTCGTACGAGCCGCGTGGTCGAATCCTACGGTAATCAGTTCACCGAGATTCGCGGGCAGTTGGCGGTGTTAAATACTCAGGTTGCGCTTGCAAATGATTCACTAAAGCGCCTTGAGAATATAGATCGTACTCCGAGATAACTTTAAAGAGAGTGAAACTATGCCTAATCTTCCGTTTTATATGGCTGGTGAAGCAGGCATCGTTAAAGATATCGCGCCGCATGAGTTGCCGCCGCTGACCTGGAGTGATGGAGAGAATGTGATATTCCGTGACGGCAAAGTCACGCGGCGCGATGGACAGATTCAGAAATATGCGGGAAATCTAACACGTGTGTATTATGTACAGTTGGCGTATACTCCAACAAACGTGTTTTGGATTTATGCGGGTAATAATAATTTATCCGCCACAAACGGAGGTCAACACGCAGATATCACTCGATTGAGTGGGAATTACGCTCAACTCGATTATAATCGTTTGTGGGACGGGGGAATGTTTCAGGGGATTCCGGTTTTGACGAATGGGAAGGATATCCCTCAAGCTTGGACGACAGTCAGTTTGACTAATCGTATGGTTAATTTTCCTGCTTGGCCGGTGGGGTATGTTGCACGAGTTATGCGGCCGTTCAAGAACTTTTTAGTCGCAATGTATATCTCGCGGGGTGGGAATACTTACCCTAATATGATTTTGTGGAGCGATGCTGCTGATCCTGGTTCGATGCCGACAACTTGGGACGTAGCTGATCCGAATAATCTCGCAGGTGAAAGAGATTTGGTTGATGAATATCCGGGGGGTATCCGTGGAGCACTGGCGCTTAGAGATATTCTGATTATCTACAAAGACAATGCTGTGTGGGGAATGCAGTTCATTGGCGGAACGCAAATTATGCGGACGTACCAGATTCTAGGGGGAATCGGAATGCTCGGAGCGCATTGTGTTGCGACGATCGATAAAGGCCAGAAGCACGTGTTCGCGACATCGGATGATTTGATTGTTTTTGATGGGCAGAGTTCAGCAAGTGTTCTAGATAAGAAATGGAAGAAGTATCTCGCAGCGAATATCGATGCTACTACCGGCGAAAGAAGCTTTGTTATTGCTCGTGAGAAAACCACCGAAGTTTGGTTTTGTTATCCCGAAACTGGAAATGAATTTCCGAACGTCGCACTGATTTGGAATTGGGCCGATGGCACAGTTTCGCATCGTAATTTAGGAGTACCGTTGAGTTCGGCTGCTGTTGGACCGGTTATCGACTCCGGTGATCCTTGGGATTTAGACACTACAACTTGGGATACAGATACAACTATTTGGGACGCAGCGAATTTCCGTCCGGCGAATTTTGATATACTAGCAGCGGTGCCTAGTATATTAAGCGCTCCTTTAGAATCAAGTATGATGCTTCAACTAGAAGTTAGTCAGCAATATGTTGGAGGAGAGTATTCTGCGTATGTTGAACGGACGGATTTGGCTATCGGAGGTCAAAATCCTGATGGATCGCTCAAAGCTGATTTCGAAATGCGAAAGCTCGCGAAGAGAATTTGGCCTCATATTGAGGGAAGTCCTGTTCAGATACAGCTAGGTGCGCGTGAGTACGTAGACGAATCGACTCCGATAATTTGGGACGTTGCGCAGACGTTCACTCCAGGAGTGGATAAGTATCTGGACTTTACCGTCAATGGGAGGTTTATTTCAGTCCGCGTTCAGTCCGACATTGCCGGAGTTTGGAAATTCGAAGGCTACAATATGGAAATTGAGCCTCTAGGGAACTTATAAATGCCTGCTTATACGCCAGAACCGATTCCGTTAAGTATTGATCCAGTACTTGCTGAGTACTTGAACCGTGAACTCATGCGGATCAGTAACACATTTATTGGTGGCGATGAAGTTGTTGATGCGTTTGACTATCAACCGCACGATGCGGATTTAGATGCGATCAGTGTACTCGTGACGCAAGCGTATGGCAGGAATTTCCTTACATATGCGAACGAAGCTGCGTTCAAAGCAAGTGTGAATTTGGAGGCGAATATAGATTTTGATCCCGCAGTTCACTTACAAGCAGCTAAAGTAACTCCGGTTAATGCTGATGAATTAGGTATAGCGGATAGCGCTGCTAGTTTTGTTTGGAAGCGGGTGACTTGGGCAAATATCAAAGCTGCTATTACGACCATTGCGAATACTTGGAGTGCGCTTCAGACATTTACAGCTAACGTTACAATATCAGGTAACGCACCGACGATTAATTTTACAGATACAGACGCTCTAGCACATGATTATTTAGTACACGCGAATAGTAATAATTTTTATATACTTGTGGATCGTAATGGTGATGGTGCGCATGAAGCTCCTTATCCTGTAATATTAGATTCTGTCAATAATATTGGATACATATTTGGAGATCAGGTTTGGACTACGGGAAATGATGGTACTGGAAGCGGTCTCGATGCGGATGTACTTGACGGATTGCAATCAACAACTGCGGCGACTGCTAATACTATTTCTGCACGCGATGGAGCAGCGGATTTAACAGCGCGATTACATCGTACAGAATGGACAGGACTTGGCTGGAATGGAACACATCTTATCGGCATAAATGCAAATGGCGGAGTTGGCACTGATAACTACATGCGGCCGGTAACAGTAGCGAACGCGATTTCAGCTTTGATTCCCGCTTATGGCGCCGTTGGAAGCTATATATTTGGCTATATTGTACCAAGCTCTTTTGGTGGTACAAATATAATTGAGAACGGGAATTATGCTGGTAATTTAATTCAACCGGCTAGTGTTTTTGCGGGTAGTATTGGCGATGATGGTAATGGCGGAACTCAGAGTCGCACTAAAGGTGGAAGTGTGCTGGCAGGAACCTGGCGAGCATTGGGGCGGTATAATACAGCTGTTTCTACTAATGGTGTATTGACACTATTCCAAAGGATAGCATAATGGCGTTCGAGGTTAGAAATCTTCGCTATACTCTTCGCAATACGATTGATTGTGAGTACAATCATCCAGTTTTAGGTTGGATTCCCTACAGTGCTGATCCAGATGATGTAGAAGAGTTTGGACGGGAACTGTATCAAGAGATCAAGGATAGAAATGATATTCAACCATATGTTCCACCCCCGCTTCCGAATTTGAATGCGATCGATCTTGCAGAGATCAACGACGCACTTGCTCAACCTGGAAGTATAGTGCGTGCGCTGGGCTTAGTGACATTCCAGGAGATAAACAAACTGCGCGTGAAAGCCGCGCTCCCGCAATACACGATGGATCAGTTCATCGCAGCTTTGAAAGCGAACATCAGATGACAAACGTGAACATTTCTCCTGTCGGTTATCACAGGGTTATCAACGGCGTTATCACGATGATTACGCTCGATGTGTTGGATACTATCTGGCCTAAGTGTGTTCCACTGTTCGAAAAGGCTAGATCGTGGTGGGATATGTACTATGAGTTGGAAGATATCCTGCATTACGTGCGTACGGGAGATATGCAGCTATGGGTGGGAGTCGACAAGAGTGAAATATTCGCTGTCGGGCTGACTAGCATTGTTGAGTATCCCAAATGTCGAAAGCTCCAATGCATATTCTTAGCTGGACGTGATGCGAAGACGATCTTGCCTTGTGTGAAAGAGATCGAACAATGGGCCGCGATGTATGGGTGCTCGCGATCCGAAATTATAGGCCGCGATGCCTGGTTGAGACTAGGCGTACCCATGGGCTACACAAAACAGAGTGTGGTCATGGTGAAGCAGCTTTACCCTACGAACATTCCTGGAAGTGAAAGGAAACACTGATGGGTGGCGGCGGCACAACTACTCAAACCACGACGCAAGAGCTTTCGCCGGAGCAAAGAAAGCTTCTGGAACCAGTGATTCCGATCGCAACGGACATACTCAAACCCGGTGCGGTGCAACTGTATCCGGGAAGCACGATCGCGAATCAAACTCCTGCCGAGCAACAAGCTCAGCAGATGGCATTGCAGGCAGCGGGCGGCATGCAGAGCGTTACGAGCCAGCTTCCGGGGCAGATCAGCAATATTCAGAATGGCCAAGCGGGGAATGTGAATCAAGTCGGGCAGCAAGCTCAGGCTGGTCAGAGCCAGCTTATGCAGATGATTGCTGCGATGATGGGAGGAACTACAGGTCAGATTCAACAAGGAAATGCTGCGACCCAGCCGGCGCTCAGCACGTTGATGGACCCAAACATTCTCAACGCTGACAGCAATCCATATCTGCAATCGTATATGTCAGCGGCGTTGCATCCGCTTCAGGATCAATACAACACGCAGATCATGCCAGGAATTGCGGGTGATGCGATCACGGCGGGCGGGTTTGGCGGCTCTCGACAGGGAATAGCAGAGGGATTAGCATCGAAGGGCTTGAGTCAGGCTAGCGGAGATGTAGTTTCGAAAATGGCCAGCGAAGGCTATGGCCAAGGCTTGACCGCGATGTTGGGAGGTGTTAACGCTGCAAATACTCAGCAGGGCAATACGCTAAATGCGCTGGGTACTATGTTCGGTCAGGGTATTAGCGGAGTCAACGCGAACACGGCAAATAACTTGACCGCAAGTGGCCAACAAGCAAGTACGTTGGCTCAGATGATGCAGGGGTTGAGTGCGACGCCAGATATTCTTGCCAGTATGACGAAACCGGCAGAGGTGGTAAGTGCTGTGGGCTCGCAGCAACGAGCGGAGGAGCAAGCGAAGCTTACAGAAGCTGTTCAGAAGTTCTCTTCGCAACAGATGCTGCCGTTTACGCTTGCTCAACAGGTCGCTCAGATGGCGTTCGGTATGCCAGGAGGAACGACTACTAGCACTGGCACAACTACCGGAGGAAACCAAACTCTCGGCCAGATTATGGGCGGAGTGAGCGCACTTCCAGCTTTGTTAGGGCTATTCGGCCTCAGCGACCGTCGGTTGAAAGAAAACCTTGAGTTTGTGACTGCGCTTCCCGATGGGTTGCGTGTTTACAAATACAACTTTATCGGGAGCAAAATTCCACGAGTCGGTTTGATGGCGGATGAGGTGCTTGAGCACTATCCCGATGCTGTTATGCGTGGTGATGATGGATATTTGCGAGTTAATTATCTCGCTGTTCCGTCATGGGTAGAGGAGTTTAAGTGATGGACATGCAAGCGCTAATGCAGATGCTTATGCAGGCAGGCGGAATGGGAGGAATGGGGCCGCCCCAGTCTCAGCTTCCTGTCATGCCGCAGATGCAGGCAATGCAGCCTCCTCCTGGAATGGGAATTCCGATGCCATTCCAAATGCCTGGGATGCCTCAGCAAACTCCGTTATTCACGCTTCCGCCGAAACCAGTTGTGCCGGCAGTTGCGCCGCCAGTTACGGCACCGACGAAGAGAACGCCTCGGACGGATGATCTTACTCGTGGCGGAAATGGTGGTGGTGCGCGTGGAGCAAGCTCCGGCGGCAACGGCAACGGCTTCGGAGGGCATTAATTATGTGGGAACAACTCATGCAGATGCTTTCGGCACTTCCACAACAGGGAGTTCCGGGACCGACAGGAGGGGGAGCAGCTCAGCCAGTAGCAGCAGCGGCGCCTCCAGGAATACCACAGCAACTTGCGGACGTGTCGAAGGCGTTTCAGAAGGGAGTCAATTCTGTGCCCGCAAGTGCGCCTCCGCAAGTGTCGACTCCACAAGCACCTCGCCCGCAGCCATATCAACCTGGCCAGACACCGGGAGGTCTCGGTAGTGGAGGCGGAGGGGACATTACTCAGATGCTGCTAGGACTGCCGGGAATGGCTGCGATGCTCGGTCAAGGTGCTGGCGGTGGGATGCCGCAGAACGTTACGGGACTTGGCCAACAAGCTGGCGCCGGAGTTCCAAGTTTAGGCGAATTAATGTCAATGCAAAGGAGACAGTAAGATGGCTTTAACTCCCACTCCGCTCGATCTTGGACGGGCAATGAATGCACTGATCGGGGCGCAGAAATTGAGTGTCGTGACGCCTCACGCGACAAATGAGTTAGCAAACGGCGTGTGTGATGCACTCTGGATCGGAGTCGCTGGTGATGTTGCAGTAATAGCCGAGAACGATTCCGTTGCGGTGACGCTTGTGGGTGTTCCGGTCGGCGTGCTTAATGTACGTACGAAGAGAGTTCTTGCAGTCGGAACAACGGCAACGAACATTGTCGCGATGAACTGACACACTTTATCTAGAGGAGACGACACAATGCCTCGGATTGGTCTTGGAATTGGGCTGGGAAACTCACGTAGTCGCCGAGAAGGTGAGGAGTTTTTCGGCTCAAGTTATGTCGGTCCGGTGGCGACACGGTGTGGAATGCCCACTAATCGGAGCTCGACTGCAAAAACGGGGAATGCACGGACGTATCATAAAACTACGGAAGCGCTGACAGCGATTCAAGTAGTGTTGCCGAATTGGTATTGGCCGAGAGCTACGACAGGCCCGGAAGCGGGAAGTGGCGGGGCGATTACGTACGAAGCCGCGATTGAGAAACTTGATGGGACGTTCACGCGAATCACTTTCGCAGGAGCAAATACAATCGTTGTCGCTGACGGGAACAACGGCACTAGCGATATGGTTCCTATTAATATACCGGAAAACTCAGGATTTTATCTACGAGTTTTCGGAAACGCAGCTGTGAACGCTGTGTTCTCGGACGGTAATGCTTCGCCGGCGTCCTGGCAGGTAGATTTTGCTAATGGCGAAGCTTACGAATATGCTGCGAGCGGGTTAACTAGCAAAGTAATGGGAGGGACTATTACTCATAATCTTGGTGTAGTACCACAAGCAAGTATTTTGCGGCCGATTGCGATACTTGGGAATACCAAGAAAGCGACAGTTGGTATACTCGGTGACAGCCGCGATTGGGGGTTCGGCGATAATTTCGATAACGATGGCGGTGTTGGTGATATCGCACGGAGTTTAGCGAAATTAAAGCTTGCTTATGTAAATATGGGCTCGGCAAGTGACACGTTGACGGCGTTTATTGCGGCTCACGCGAAACGAGTAACGGCGTTAAGCTTCTGCTCGCATATTATTATCGGCGACGTGATTAATGCGTTAAGAAGTGGGGGCGGAAATCAAACTGGAGCGGCAACGCTCGCGCAACTTGACACTGTGATGGGATATTTTCCGACGAAGAGAATACTACTCACGACTCTCGGCGGGCCGAATTCCTCCAGTGCAAATAGTTTCATCAACTCGACGCAGACGGTTAACACGAACCAGGCGCAGATGAACGTGTACAATGATGCGATTCGAGCAGGGCGTTCACCAGCTATAGGCTTTATCGAGATCGATGACTTGCTGAATGACGCGAGGAATAGTGGAAAGTGGTGGACTAATGGAGTTGCGTTTGGCACTACAGTCGACGGATTGCATAGTTCACAATTGAGCTATCAGAGAATTCGCGATAGCGGTGCTTTCAAGGCTTCGATGTTTAGCCGCGTTGGTTTATAGGAGCAAAATATCATGGCTGGATTATTTGATTTTTTTAATCTCACGGACTTGGCCACGCGGATGGCCGAGGCGAACATTCATCCCGAAGCGATTACGCAGGCGATCACGAGTAATTCGCCACGGATCGGGGATTTGGCGCAACCGGGAGGAGTGCTTGAGCCTCCTAGTCAAGCGGGAAGGAATCGTGATCTGAAAAACATCGATAACACGATGCAGGGGTTTTTTGAGAATCTTCGCAATGGTACTGGACCGTTCGAGCCTCCGAGTGTAGGAGGGCTCAAGCGAGATTTCGATGCCGGAAACAACGGTATGATGAGCATCATGCACGCGTTGACTGGCGGAATGGGGCAAGAGCCGATTCAAGGCACTCCGCCTCAAGCTGGAACGTCTATGGCTCCGCCTGTTGCGCCTCCAGTTCCGCCAGCAGATTTGTCTTCGCTTATGACGGGTGCGGCACGGCCGGGAGTCCCAGGAAGTAACGGTAACGGACTCCCGGTTGGAATGCCGAGGCCTGAAGGTCCGGTGCTGGCGATGCCAGGAGTGCCTCAAGCGCCAGTGCCTCCAGGACCGTTACAGATGCCGACTGAGAACGTCCCGATTATGGCGCCGAGTACAGTTGCACAGCCGCTTATCGAAAGCGGTATGGCTCAACCAATGCAGCCAAATCGGCCAGGAATTGAGCGTCCAGAGAGTGCTACGAGTCCGCATATGAATGCAGATGCGACAGGAGTTAAGAACACTGTTATGCAGACATTCTATGCTGGTGGTGTTACGAATCCATTTGGGTTAGCGGCGTTGGCTAGTACCGGAAAGCACGAGAGCGGATTTTCTCCGAAGAATTTAGCTCGAAGCTGGTCTGATCCTAGCGAAAGCGGTCAGCAAGGCACTAGCGGTGGGCTGTTCTCGTTTAGAAACGAACGGCTCAAGGCTTTGCGCGATTTTGCCGCTGCTAATGGTGAAGAAGGTAACGGCTCCCCAGCTACGCAAGCGAAGTTCTTCATGCAGGAAGACCCGCAGTTGATTCAGAAACTGAACTCGGCAAAAAGTGTTGAGGAAGCACAATCGTTGCTCAATCAGAATATTGCTTTCGCTGGGTATAATCGTGAAGGCGGCGAAGCGGGACGGAGATTGCAGACGGCGAGAGTCGAATTGCCAGGTATGGAAGCTATGGTCGGTGCTCCGCCGAGTCCTGTCACAGAGACAACAACGCCTGCGGCGGATGCGGGAGCGCCTCCGGTTGCTGGCGCTGCGCCTGGGACGACAGTGACTCCTCCGAAGAGCTTTGCGGATCGCTTGGGCGAACTCGGCAAATCGATCAAAGCCCCGCCGCCGAATGATAATCTCAAGCCGCCAAGTGGAACGGCACCGTTGCCGCAACCAGGAAGCTTGACGCCGAATCCTGCTACAATGCAGATGATTCTCAGCATGATTGGTGGAACTGGTGGAAGTGTTCCGCAAGTGGCGCCGACGTTGGCACAATTATTGGGAGGCAAATAATGGCTTTCAATTCACCCAGACTCGGAAGCTTGATGGACCCGCTCGGGAAGATTATGGAACCGAATGGTGCGCCTGCGCTCGGTCAGACAATGAATCC